GATTCTGCTTAATTCGGGTGAAAGCGATCCGGGCTTGGTCAGAAACAGGCGCTACCCACCAGGAATTGTCCCCGTAGGAGTCACCAAACGCCCCTTCGAGAATCCAGGCTTCAGCTCCGACGGTCTTTCCTGACTTCGTGCTGGCTTCGACGAGCGCCCAGCGTTTCCCTGTGAAGATGGCTTGTTCTTGTTTCGGATACAGATATGGCCGGGTATATTCTATCAACGCCCGTCCCTAAAAAAGAGGGCGGGAAAGGTCCGAAAACCCTGCCCGCCCTTTAGTTCTCCCTCGACCATCGACAGACCAGCGGGACTCCAATACCACCGATCTGGTACGGACCGCAGCGAACGAGCGCGCGAAACCGTACAATGAAGGTGGGCTAAATCCTTGGGAAGTGCAAGCGGTTATTGGCGGGAGAGTTCTAAAGCCCGCATTTGGGCATACCCAGTTGCTCCCAGCTCATCAAAGAAATTCATAAGTCTATTAGTTAGGTCGAGATTTATCTTCTCTCCGACCTCGATCAGGCCCATCTTGTGCCAGCGTTTGACGGTGTAGAGCTTAACGTCACCAAGATCTTTTGCTATTCTATCCCAACGATAGATGTGGGTTCCCCGAGTCGGATGAATCAGCGCCCGTTTGTGTAGGACTCGGCGAACGTTTACGTCGGAACAAAGGTTCGGCAGTCTGAGGATTTCTTCTACAAAGGGCATTTCGGCATTGGTGGGTCCGAGAGACCGAGCAACAAGGCCGCGTCTAAATTCTAGGACTTGGAACTTCTCCTGATCGTATTCGGGCCAGATTACTCGGATGTCCGCAGGGCCGGTCCTATGGCCTGGGAGCGCGATGAGTCTGGCTCCTGCCCATTCGAGCCAGGAGTTGATGATTGGACTCGGAAGCTTCGTCCCTATTCCCATCTTATGCTTCCTCTTCCCAACCATTGCATGAGGGGCTCGTCGGACAAAAGTGCAAACGGAACTGTTGACTTTGGCATGGGGGAAGATGGAGTCAGGTTCTGACAAATTACCAGCGGTTTCGCTGGCTCGCCGAGGGCGCGAGCCACTACCGGACAATAAACTGTTTTCAGCTTCTGCATTGCGAGGGGAGTCCAGGTTCTTTTAACTTCTACAACGACATAGAACTCAAACTCATGGTCGTGGATCAGAATGTCCAGTTGGCATTGGAGTGCATCGGAGCTTCTGGAGTCGCGATAAACGAACCATGGGTTTCGTTCGACGGAAACCTTCGCAGGCGCGGACTTCGAGATCGACTCAAACAAATTCTTCTCAAAGCTGAGTCCGGATCGAGCAACAGCAGTCTTAGGTTTGGGGAGGTTGCGGCTTGTAGTCCGGTTAGCTGCGAGAATCATGCTGCCAGCCTCAAGGTGCCATAAACAGGGACAGAGGCTTTGTCTGTCCCTGCTTGGGAGACGGTCTCGCGGGAGTGGTTCTGGTTGGAAGTGGTAACTACCGACTTCCGCTCCAACCGCACTACCGACCAGACATTTTGGGCCGCTGGGGGCTCGGGAGTGGTCCAGACCAACGGGCGGCGAAATGCCATCCGGTTCGAAGTCACAGTTTTCGTAAACACGACACTTACTCCTCGGTTTCAACCAATTGGTTTCCCTCCTGGTCGATAAGTTTAAGATCAGGTTCTTTCGGACGAAGATCTCTAGGTCCGAGCTTGATGGTGATCTTTGCCGGGGTAACAATTCCCTGTTGCGCTACTTTGTTCGGTGCGTCGGTACGGTCGGCGGCTGTTGAAGCGAGCTGGCGAAGTTCGCCAATCGGAATTTCAGCTCGTTTCACCGGATCGTCGAGTCTCTCTCGGATTTCATCCAGCGCGTCGAGTCCGATACCGCGGAACATGCCTTGCATTTCGCGAGCGTCTTCAACTTCGGTCTCGGTAATCATCGCCCGGTAGTAACCGATTAGGTTCTGAAACGCCGGATCAGTCCGTTCCATGTCGCCAATTCGTTGGGGGGTTCTGCCTACTCGCGCCGCAACTTCCTTGACCGTGAGCCCCGCAGCGAGAAGTCGGGCCGCGGTGTGGTGACTGGCCTTGAGTCGCTGAAGCATCGGGGGCGCCTTCCGGGGCGCGGGGTCTCCGTTTGGTCCTTGACCCATTGCGAGTCGGAAAATATCGCTCGCTACTAATTCTCTTTCCACAGTCATCAAAATGGCCGCCCCCGGCCTTCCGCGTTTTGGTAGCATGGTGACTCACCTTGATTTGGAAACCTAACGTATGCTCACTCAAAATTTGACTTTTACCTGGGAGTCATGGGTACGGGTTTTACTTGCCGAGGACTTGGTGGAGACCTCAGTGCCGGGGGAGGGTGGAGTCGGGGGCCTTTGTCAACCCCCGAGTCCGAGAACCTGCTATGCGCGATTGGTATGCCGCATAGATTCCTTTCTGTTCAGACCCGCAACGCATAGCTGCCGAGGTACAGCGTTGCGCGTGCCGTTCCGTTGGGTAAATAACCCCGAGTCCGATACCGCGGCGCGGGTTTGTGGGTTCGCCATTCGGCGCAGAGTCGGCGGAGAACTTCAACGTAAGGTAGTGAGTCCATTATAGCCTCCGAACAGGATTAGGCGTCGGGTAGAGTCGTCAACCCGCGTTGCCAATCATTCGCGATCAGGAACGCAATCCGAGCATTCGGCCAACGCTTAGCGTATTTCCAGACCACGTGATCTAACCAATCTGGCGGCAAGTTGCGCAGTCCGTAATCACTCGCCAGAATTTCGCGGATTGTGTCTAACATCTTGGAGTCGTTCATTGCAGATACGGGCCGCATTGCTGCGGCCCGTTCCCTGAGTCAGTGTTGAGGGTTACAGTTCAATCTCAACCACGCCGGTGTCGGCGCCCTTGCCCTTGCGCGAAACGGTGTAAGTCATCGAAGCCAACACCTCACCGCGAATCTTGGCGAGTAGGGTTTTGCCCTTTTCGCTCGCGGCCTGTTTACCGATGGTATCGACAATCGCCTTCTCGCTCGCATCCGGTTTCGCCTTGAGCACCAGCCCGCGAACGTGAGTCGCGAACCGGGTTGCCGTCTCGCTTTCGACGATGTCGTTCACCGTCTCGCGGCCAGGCTTGTAACCGCCGTTGAGGGCAGAAGCTACGCCCGCAACCGCAATCTCGCGAGTCGGCGTATCGGCCGCCTTGAGCTTCGCCTGCCCAACGCGAAGTGCATGGGAACTGAGTGCCCGAAACACGTTATCGCGCGTGCCTTCGTCTTCGATTGCCGCGAACCACGCTGGCGCCGGAACCGGGACGATGAAGCCGTCGCCAGTATCGCCGCTAACGCCGATCATTGGCGCGCCGCCATGAACTGCATACTTGCACCGCGAAGCCGACTCACTCCAAAGCGTCGCGGAATTGTTATTGCCTTGTGCCATGTGATAGAGTCCTTGAGTTTGGCCGTCTTGGCCGAGAATGCTGCAAGTCCGTTGCAGCGCGGTCTTAACAGAACAGATTTTGAAGCCCCGCTTATTCACGCCTTGCGGCGCTTGCGGGAGGGCGGCAATGGCTACTTGCGGCCCAGTAGGCAGAGATTGCACATGCAAGATGCCTACCATTCCCGGGAACCTATGAGCGAGGGAAGCTATCCCTCACCGGGAGCGGCGCGGGCCGAAGCCCCGTAAACCAACCGCAAGTGAAATATGGCATTTCCAGCCAGAAAGCGCAAGCCCCGGCGAAGCCTTTTTGATCGAATCCAAGCGATTTTTTCTGCCTCCCGACTTGTAGTTATTCCCTTCCGACTCGGAATTGTACCTCGAGTTTGTAGTCGCGCTCGAGGTTTGTAGCTAACGGACTTGTAGTTCAGGCCCCTGGTTTGTAGTTTTGTGCATACGTTGAAGACCCTTCCATGTATGCCTATTTGTTCCCGACTCAAGTTCCGGCGCAGGTACTAAGTCAAACTCCAATTCGACTTGTATGTTCAAGATCGAACTCGAATTGGACTTGTTTGTTTGTACTTTTGTTAGTCCATTTGTAGATACCGATGTGAAGTCGGGTTATGTATCTCCCCTTGCGGTTGGTAGCGGACTGGGAGGTGGACTCTGAGCTGGACTCTGCTTCTGACTCAAAAAAAAAAAAAAAAAAAAAAAAAAAAAAAATAGAACCCAGTCAGGAAGGCAGTAGGCATACCTATGAGCCCCTCGACCCTCCCACCCATCCACACATACCGATTTCACTTCCTATCCATCATTCCACCCCTCATACTACCTCACATCCTGGGCCAACTTTACGGACTCGAACTCCAATGGCAATCACACAAATCCGAATGCTGACTCTGATCAAAGCCGCAACCTACTTAGCCCGAGAACTGGACATGATTCGAGCGGTAGCCGAACAAGCACAGGTCATGAAAGCAAACGCAGGCGATGATCCAGAGAGATTGATCGCCGCCTTTGACACTCTTTACATGAGAGCCAGACACAAAGCAGTAGAAGAAGATGAACTCCGAGAAAGCGTCATTTCCGAACGGACTCATTTCGCAATCAACGCTCGAAGAAATGACAACACCCGAGATGCAATGCGAAGGGCAAGACTAAAAGCCAAAGTCGATTCTGGATTGAGCTACGTCGACATCGAACTCAATGAGATCTATTCACCAAAGCGGGAACAGATTCCAGTTCCAACACCAACTCCAATTCCAGTTGAAACTCCAAAACAAACTCATGCGCAAATGCGAGCTGAAACTGTTGTTGACTGCACACGTTTCGTCTCAGAACTTCGAAAGAAATATCTTCCATATATGATAGTACGCTCGTCAGATGTTGTGCATCTAGCCCTCTCGTTTAGTTTATCCAATGAACCAGATCAATGGAATGCTTTATTGGACTTATTAATCGAGCGCGGAATAACAAAACCTGGTGAATTCAACGGCGAATACATTGTGACTTCGAAAGAAGAAGGAACAGAGCCCAATCCAGAACAAGGCGGCCTCTTGACCTCAGCAATAGTCCAGTTAAAAAAGCGATAGAGTCTAGATTCCTGATTCAAAAGGCATTTTTCTCTGGTATCAAAAGCCCTCCCATGCCATAATACTCCCGTGCCCAGACCGGGCCAAACAGAAGGAATGGACAACAAATGCCAAAAGAAATGATCGAGCCGCAAGTAGGTTCCCTCGAAATCCTGAAACAAAAACTTCCTAACATGGAAGCTGTCCTCAACGAATTCACTCCCCCCAATGTCGCAATGTTAATGTTCACCATAGCCTACGGAGCCTTGGTCAAAGAATGCTTCGAAGAAGATCGAGTCATCCTCGCAAAGCGCATGATCGAGCTTCTAGAACCCCTGATATATCTCCCAAAAAGCTAAACTAACGGGGCGAAACCCTGCTGACTCCAAGGTAAGCCGGCTTAGAGGGCAAAGGGCTGTTACATTGTAACAAAAGGCAAAAAGCCCTTTGCTTTCAAAGGCTTACATGCCCCTTGCCAAGTGTATGCCTATCTGCCATAATCGGCATTGCCGGGCGCTCCCTTGCCTGGCTTGTTCCTGCATCTGACTCAGGATACGCGCAATGGCCGATCCAAAGAACCCAGAAGTTAAATTCTCCGACCAAATCCGTTCCAGAACCTTCGCCCCAACAGCCCAACTAATCATCGCTTGGGATGGAACTCAAGTCATCTGTGAAGCGCCGGGCCAAGGCGGAGCAGCTCGGGACAAGATCGAAGGAATTTCCTTCAACGATCTCCCCGCAGGGATTCAAGCCGCTCTGGTCGAACTTTTATCAAAAGCCAAGGCGGCGAAACCCGCCCCGACCACAACAGAACGTCTCGACCCACAAGTTGTTAGAGAACAGCGAATTGCTGAAGCCAGGGCCGCCCACATTAGCGACTGGCAAAAGAAATTCGACAATGCCAGCGAAGACGAAAAGCAAAAGATGCTCGAACGTCGCGAGCAGGCAGAACTAAGACGTTCTCAGGATATTTGGCGGGGCATCGTCTCTGACCACAAAGACATAACCCTAGCCAACAAAGTAATTCCCGCCGCTCGCCGCCCGCGTCGGATCGAAGTCATGGCGAACGGTGTTTCAGTCAGTTACAATCCACAAAAAGAAACTAATTCAAAAGCTCCCAAAAAGATCGGCGGAAAGATCCCAACTTCTGGCTCGTTCGATGACGCCATCGAGATTGACCTCTAAAGGACTCCAAACCATGAAAACCAAATCTGTAAAGCCGCCGTCGCCACGAACAACAGCTGCATTCTTGTTCCAATGCTATCACGACGGCCTCTATCTTCAAGAGGAGGTCCGGAAAGCTGCCAACATCATGCGGTGCGCTGCTGAGTTTGACAGACTCATGGAAGCCTATAAGCGGATACTCAAGTCGTGAATCTCACCGAACTCAAAATCAAACAGCCAATTCCAGGGCTCTGGACCATATTCCATCCTCGTTTCGGAACTTGGAAATGGGCCTTCGAGTCGAGAAAGGCGGCTTTAGAAGCCTTTCCAGAAGCCGCAATGTCGCGAAGAAACCTCTTCATCGACAACAAGACACTGACTCTGAATCTGAAACGCCACACGGCAAGACAAGTTTCCAGAAACTCCGTCATCGACATCGAGCTATAGATTCCATGTCCCATTTCTCCAAAAGAGATTACGAAACCCTGACAAAGATCTTGCAAAAAGGTCTAGTTCGGGCCAAAAACTCGACTTACTCCTGGGGACCGTACGAAGACGTGCTCCCCAACTTTATCGAATTTGTCAAAGACTTTGCGAAAGACCTGTCCGACCACGAACCCAACTTCCACCGGGAACTGTTCATTCACAACGTGCTTTGTTCTGACTCCAATTCCCATGATCTGAGTTCCTGCCCCTACAACTCTTAAACAAAGGTACGTGCAATGGCCGACCTAGAACGCCTCAAATCCCTCGAAGACAGCTTGAAACTGGTTTCGCTCTCTCCAGGCGATCCTTCGTGGAAACCAATTCCAGCTCTGACAGAAAATACCCGCTTCCTCATCAACGAATGGCTCCAGACTCTCGGCGTTTCCGAGCGCAAAACCATTTCCATGTCGAATGAAGGAGCAGTCAGGGCTCTCAGGGCCGGAAGAGCCTGGGTGACCAACAACATCGTCAACGAAGACTTGAACAAGCGTTTTGGAAACGTGCCAAAACGGCGAAAAAGTCAGGACATTAACATCGACCTGGACGACGAGATCAACGGTCTTTTAGACGAGGGAAGCGAAGTTCCGAGTCCATTTAAAGACCAGTTTCCTGAGCCTCCCAACACGGAGCAGAATCAGGACCAGAATCAGAAGCGAAATCTGGTCATCGACGAGCGCGCCATCGCCCGCGCAGCCGAGGCGGTCATCGTTCCCCGACTCAACAAAGCAACCCAAGACCTTCGACTCCAGGTCGATTCTCAGCTGAGTTCGAAGTTGCGCGAAGCGGTGCTGACCTTGTCCGAGGATATGAAATCCAAGATCGTTGGACTCGCGAGCGATGCAGGAGCAGAAGTTGCCCACGCAGTTGCAGAAGACATCATCAACAAGAACCTGCCGAGGCGGCTAGAAATAAAAATCAATAATAAAGAAATCATAAATCTCGACGCAGAACCAAGGCATGAAGCGTTTCCACGGATTCTGAAGCGGATCCTTCGCGGACAGCACGTCTACATGGTCGGCGGCGCAGGAACCGGCAAGACCCATTTGTTCAAACAGGTTTGTGTCGGAGCAGGCTATAACCTCGAAACCGAATTCTTCCCAATAGATCAAGCCCTGACCAAGTACGACGTAAAAGGCTTCAAGTCGCCAACCGGAGAATACATCGAAACTCTAGTTTACGAGTGTGTTCGAGACGGCGGACTGTTATGTATTGACGAAGCCGACATGTGGGCCGCCGCTGCCCTTGGAGCACTAAATTCCATCCTCGCCAACGACTTCGGCGCATTCCCCAACGGAATCCTGAAAGTTCACCCTCGGTTCAGATGTATTGTCGCCGCCAACACTTACGGACACGGCGCCACCATGCAATACCAGGGGCGAAACCCACTCGACGCAGCGAGCCTGGACCGGTTTGCCTATGAGGTCGTGGACTATGATCCGGCTCTCGAAATCCAAATCTATGGAAATCATCCCTGGATAAAGTACGTCCAGAAAGTTCGCGGAGCCATAGCTCAGTTAAGACTGGATCATATCGTCTCCATGCGCGCTTCTGCTCGCGGACTCCAAGACATCCGTGACGGTGACGGGGCCGACGAAGTCTGTAAAGCCCAACTCTGGCGCGGCCTCGATCCCGACACAGTTTCCCGCATAGTTAACATTGCTGGGAAATTTGAGTTACTTCTTCCTCCTGAGCAACCTGAGAACAGGACCCAGGATCAGGAGCTGGAGTTGGAGGGAGTAAATTGATGCCCCTAGACAACAAACCAGAACCAATTTCCTCCGATCCAGACCCACGCTGGGCACACAAGACGATCGGGGCTTTTTCTGACCTAACTTCCGCCGCTGCCTGGTTCGCCCTATTTGGCTGGCCAGAACCGCCTAACTCGGGCGGAGGTTCAGGTCAGGATCAAGACCAAGATTCAGAGGAGAACGAAGATGACTCGGAAGCACGAGATGCGGGAGAGAGCGGCGATGCCGAAGGTCAGGAAGTGGGGCCAGAAGAAGGAGAGGAATCTGACGAAGATTCTGATTCAGAAGCCGGCTCAGACCCAGATGATGGCGACCTCCCCAACGGCGATGAGTTCGACCCTGACTCAGAGTCTGAAACCGATTCTGAAGAAGATCTAGATTCCCAGTGCATACCAACAGAATCTGACTCTGAATCTGTATCTGAACCTGAAGGAAAAATCTCGGGAGGCCAGGACCCAAACCCTGACGACTGGAGCTGGACCTATTCGGAACGAAATTCTACCTGTGTTCATAGGGAATTTGATTCCTGGAGCAATTTCGTCAAATGCGTCTTGGACCAGAGTTTACGAACCTGGAAAAAAGAAAACTGTACCAGCCATGAAAGGAAAGATGAATCTTGGTTCGGAACCAAAACCTTCGACGAAGCGGTGACTATGGCCGTTTCAACCGGCTGGCCCGAGGGGCGAAAACTACTGACTGACAGTTTCGCCCGCGTATCTCCTCGGCCAACCTATTATCCAACCATCGAATTCTCCGTTGCTGGAGGATACCCAATCGTTCCAGTCTATTGTTCCGGTGATCCAAGCTGTATGGCTGTTGATCCTGGAGCGGACCATCGAACCTCCAAGCCAATCGTTCGAATTGACTACAACCACTGGATCAGCGCCTACGTTACCGTGAATGACATGATGCTTCGGGGCGCAGCGGTCTTGAGCCTCGCTTCTCGACTCGAAGCCCAAGGCATCTCAACCGAACTCCGAATCATCGGGAACACCAGGTCAGGCAGCAAAACTTGGCGCTATTCTATCGTGTATAAAAAGGCCGGCGAATATCTCGACATCGACCGGGCAGCATTTGCCATTGCCCATCCAGCGTCGATGCGAAGACTCGCTTTTGCTCTGTTGGAACAAACGAAAGAACTTGAATCAGACCTCAAAGGCTGGTACGGCATCCCAGTCCATGACCGCAACGACACCAATCCCAACACGATTTTCGTCCCCGGAAGTAAGGGTTCCGAAACCCCAGAATCCGCCAACCTCGCCGTCGAAGTTGCAGCAGAATCTCTTCTCAAATCCCTCAGAATGGAAAGACAGACTCCATGACCACCCGAATCGACGAACTCAAAACCCTAATTTCCCGGGCCGAAGAAACCGGACGTACGGATGAAGAAGCCGCTAGAATAAATCGGATCGGAACAGTCGGAATCGAAATCGTCGAAATCCTCGAAAAACACGACATCCGAACCGCTCACGAAATCTGCGAACTTCTCTCCAACCTGCTCGGAAAAGTTCTCTCAATCCACGGCCGATCGGACATGGAAGAAGTCCCAGAAATCTTCAACAAAATCCAAGCAACAATTCTCCTTCTGATCTTTCAAGGAAACTGAAGCCATGTCTGAAACTGAAGCCCCAGTGCCTGAATCTGAATCTGTATCTGTGTCTGAATCTGGGTTGAACCTCCGTCCTTGCGGGGAATGCTATGCCTGTTGTGTCGTTGTCGGCATTGAAGCCTTGAAAAAATACCCAAACCAATCTTGTTCCAAGCTCGACGGAACCGATCCGTGCAAACGATGCTCGATCTACGAAAGTAGACCTGTCGCCTGCTCTACCTTCGCTTGTGCCTGGAAATCCGGCCTGGGCGAAGACTTCATGAGACCAGATTTGTCCGGACTCATGGTAGCCTATTATCCCTCAGAAATAAATTTAAAAAAGCCTGAAGAACAAGTCGGGATACAGAATCTCGCGGTTACAATAATCATCATCGACCCGACGAAGGCCGGAACAACTATCGTTGGCAATCTCCGCGCCGTCCTCGACGCCTTGGTCGAACTCGGTTTCATGGACATTCGAGTCATTTCCTACGAAACCAAAAACGTAATCTATTTCCTCAACGGCGAAATCCGCTCGGGCAAACTTGCCGACGTAGAAAAAGGAAACTACGAAGGATTGAAATTCTTCCTCTATGACAGACTTCTCGGAACCTTTGAGAGAAAGGAAAAGGACTCATGAAAGAGCTTTTTGGTCTCGATCTTCGATCGAATGACTGGAACTTCCGTGCCAGCTCCCGCGATGTTGGTGGACGTTGGCGGAAAATCTCCAACTTCGACGTCGAAGTCAACGAAGCCGAGGTGCCAACAGACCTCAAAATCCGCTTCTATCGAATTCGCGACGCAATTCTAAAGGAACTTCAATGACCAATCTCTTCAACAACGTCATCAACTTCCTGGCGGGAGTCGTTCTCATTGCCGCCCTCTTTGCCCTCTTTGCGGAGTTTTAATTCCAATGTCTCAACCCAGCATCATCATGACTCCCGAACGCATCGAATCCTACTCTGAGCCAAGAAACCGAGAGCGCCTCGAAAAGCTCCTCGACATCTTCAACAAAAACCATCTCGACCTCGACTTCTTCCTTGCTAACGACCTGCTTCAGCTTCTGATCGACACCGATCACAAAGGCTACATTGAAGCCGCCCAGAAATCGCGCCAAATTCTGGAGAAGAACAATGTCTGAACCCTCGCTTAACTCAGCCATTCGAGCCCTTCTCGACGCCGGCAACATCGAAGCCGTAATTTCACTCGCCGAGAGTCTCCGCGACCAACGAGACCGGGCGGAGATGAAAGTAACAGCCTACCTTCACGAAATCAAAGAACTGGCGACTCGTTTCGCCAACATCACCGAACCCAAGACGGGGCGAAAGCTATCCGACCCGAAAGAAAATCCCTCCCCAGTGCATAAATCTGAATCTGTGTCTGTGTCTGTGTCTGAGTCTGGCTCTGGATCCAAGCCCCGAAAAGAAAAACAAAAAGAAAAACATTCCTCAGCAATCGACATCGACCTGGACCTTTGATGCAATGGCCAAGGAATTTTCCGTCGTCCAATAGACGCCGCCCTTAAAGCTCTCCCGGAGAAAAAGAAATGAGAAAAGAACGATTGAAAACAATCCAAGTTCTCTTGGAATTCAAAGTACCAACAGGAGTCGACTTCGCCGAAATCCGAAACTGTATCATAACCAATCTAGAAACTTTTGGCGGCAATCGTCCTCCAGAAGACTTGTTGTTCGACTCTCTCCGTGACGTTCGTGTAAGCAAACCTATCACACCTTGGCGTGACCTAGAGAAGAAACCAAAGTTAAGAGTCGTAAAATAAATGTATGCCTACTGAAGCCCCTTCCATGTATGCCTCTTTCCTTCCCCTTGCCTACCTCCCCTCCCCATGATAGGCTAACCGACAGATGGCCAACATTACCGACTCAGAGGAACTCCAACTCGAACTGGTAGAGGATCAGGAACTTAATCCTGACCTCGACCCGGTCACAAACCCAGATGCTCAAGAAGCCCTGTCGCTAAAGTATTCCAACGTCGCGGTTCTTGTAATTCCCCTCAAGTCCGGAAGATTCGCCATCCTCGATCGGGGATACAACCTCCACATCATCCTCGACGAACCGCCAAGTTCCGACGAGATTCGAGCCTTGTCTCTTTCCTTTTCTGTCAGCCTTTCCTGGCAAGTCAAACAGCGCGAGGCCGGAATCTTCTTCGGCGAACCAAGCATCGAAGACCAAGTTCGAGACCTACGGGCCGCCGATAAAAAACCAAAAAGAAAAAACCAAGCTATCGACATCGACCTGGATTCTCTTCTCTAGGAATAAAAAATGGCCAATACCAAAAAAGCAAGTCTCGAAGACCTAATCTCCCGCGAAGCTCGGGCGTTAGCGACCGCAATCATCGAGGATAAATTATCCAAGCTCGACCCGCCACTCCCGCTTCCCAAGGACTCAGCCCTAGAAATCCACATCGACCAGCTGCTTTCCATCGACCCCTCCATCATCGAACGAGCCAAGACCCGCGTCGAAGCAAAAGTCGACGCCTATTCCCAATCCCTCGCGGCGATCGGCCTAGAACTCCGACTCGAATATTCCAACGCCATCGACATCGAACTGGGATAAGACTCTTATGTTCAGTCTTAAACCCCTTCCACCAATGGTAGACTCAGACCTCCTGAGTCAGCATACCAATCGTCTCGCTCGGTCGATAAATCTTCGGCGAGAGTTTATGATCTACCAAATGCTCCAGCATTGGGTCTCCGAACTCGAACCGACAATAATCCTTCAACAAGATTTCAATTCCATTTGTGGTGATAGACTAATCGGCCTCGGACTCCTCGATGATCCAACAGGACTGGTCGTTATCAAAGCGCCAGAGTGGAGCATCTGAACCATGCCTTCCGACAACAACTCACTCCTCGCCCAAAACGCTCGACAGATTCTGACTCGGGCCGCGATGTCTGACATCGGACTCGAAGTCAAGGTCGAAGTCGTCGGCGACCTTCCCTCCCCAGCCCTTAGAGCAAAACAGATATTGTATCGGTTTAAGAAAGAAAATCGAGACTGGCAACACATTCAAGTCCGGTTACATCCCACTGAACCCGAAAACAAAATCTGGGTCATCAACACTCCCAACGTCCCTATGCCAGACGACCCGGACGAAAACCCCGAAAAAGACGAAGTGGAGATCGACCTTTGAGTTACGCTCTATTACTTGAATGGGCATTGTTATGGTTTGGTTATGCTCCAACAGGCATGACTCCAGAAGCATTGGAACATCTTTTGCTCAACCATGATCCGCCATATAATCTAACCGAAAACGCCATTCTAAAATTTATGCACAGAATCCGTTCCGGTGACTTCGACTCCAAAAGGAACTCCTGATGCCCGCTTCTTCCGACCGCGATGTACCCAAAGTCCGAGTCTGTCATAGGCTTTGGGAAGACGACTTGGAATTCATCCGAGAAATCGCCAGCTCCGGCGGATCGGGCGAAAATGCCATCATCCGACAGATGGTCCATTCCGTTGTGCTTCAGATGAAAGCAAAGCAGCGCGAAGCCTTGGACAAGATAGAAAGCTGAAAGGACTCCCTCCATGGCCCAATACGTCTCCCACGCCAGAACCATCTCCGAACTCAAGGACGAATTCCTCTCCGACATCCAACGAAGACTTGACCATCTGGATCAGTCCCTAAAACAGATCCGTCCGAACGCTTCTGAAGCCGCGCGAATTGCCCGAGTCCGACAAGAGCTTCTCGTGATTCTTGACTACTGGAAAAACGTAGAACTCAAAGGTCTCGGCCAAGACACTATTCCCGGAGCATAACCAAATGCCTTCCATCGAACGCGCTGGCTACGACCTGGGCATGGGCAGAGTCACTGGAGACATGCCCGGACTCTATTACGACCAAGTTGCCGCCCGTCCACGTCCCTGTCAAGTCATCGAAGTCTTCCAAGACGGCGACGTAACTATCGAACTGGACGGCGTCCGTATCCAAACCAAGTGGCGTTTCGTAGCTCCAGGAAAACCATCCAATGGCTGATCCCAACCTGACCGCTGCCCTTCGCGGTGCTCTCGACCTTCTCGACGGAGACTCGCCCCTCTCCGAAGCAGATCCAAAAGCGGTCGATGAACTTCTGGATCGGATCAACCAGAACCTTGTCGCTGGGCTTCCAGGTCGAATTACCGACAAGGACTTAACCTCTTTCGTCAACATGGTCCGGGCGCAAGCCTATCGTTGGACCCAAGAAGACCAGAACAAAACCCCGAAAGTTCGGGAACGAAAAACCCACTCCCAAGCTGTCGACATCGAACTGTAGGAGGACTCTATGCGCGACCTGATGCTGATTCATTACATCCTTCTTCTCGGCCTTGCCGTTGTCGGCATCGCCACTTGGACCCGGCGAAGGTAAGGAACCAATCACAATGGACATCAAAGAGACAACCCCTCCTCCGCAACAAAGAACATTTAGCTTGAACATCACTCAAAACGAAATGGAGGAAATCAAACTAGCATTCGATAATATGCTAGCGCGCGAACCTCAATGGTATACAAACTCTCAACAAGAAAAAGTTCGCGTTATGAGAGATAAAATATACCAAATGCTACGAGACAGAAAATGCTCGTAAACCTCCTCGACACAGTAGAAGCGGTTGAACATGAAACCGAAATACTCCTCGGTGTCAGTCTCAATTCCAGCTTCTCAGCAACCATTCCCCATCTCCAGATCGCCCATGACTCCACTTCCATCAAAGCCGGAAAAAAGTGCTGGCGGAACTACTACTACTCCATCGTCTTGGGTCATAGCCTTTCCGGAACAGGACTAAATCCGCATTTATTTTTCGGAACCTTATTCCACGCTGGAACAGAACTTTACACAAAGTTGGTAATTGGAAATTGGGACTGGAAGCTGTATCGTCAACTTCGAAAGACTGGTCTCGAAGAAAAATTCCTCCGAAGCATCAGGTCCGGCATCGGCCACGACGATGCGATCTTAGTAGTTGTCAGGTGGCTACTCTACTATTCCTTCGACCATAAGAACAAGTCCCCCTGGATCAGTACCGAACCAACAAAGTCTCTGAAAACCCTTCTCCGAACAACCATCTGGTATCTCGACTATTTCAAGGACGAAAAGCTAGAAACCCTAACTCTCGAAAACGGCAAGCCAGCAGTTGAATTATCTTTCCGCTTCCCACTCAACGACCTTCTCGAAGACGAAGACTTCCTTGCCCCCAGCGGGGAAGAGTATCTTCTTTGCGGTCATATGGACCGAGTCGTCAGGATCGGGAGTTTAATCTACGTCCTCGACAAAAAGACAACCAAATACGCCCTCGATGACAATTATTTCGATCAATACTCCCCCGACATTCAAATGACGCTCTATTCTCTCGCGGCCCAAGTAATTTTCCCGGACGAAGTCGGAGGCATAATTGTCGACGGATGTCAGGTTCTTGTAAACGGAACCAGATTTCGAAGACGCGAGGCATTACGTGTTCCTGAACACTTCGAAGAATTTCTCAAGGGCTTCAAACGATACATCTCCGAACTGGAAGAGAATGTCAGATTAAATGACTGGCCCATGCGAGAAACCAGCTGCGGCTTCGGCTACATGCAATGCCAATTTCGCCCCGTGTGCTCTGCTGACCCAGCTTCTCGGCCCGAAATCCTAGAAAACTTCTATCCAAAGAGAATCTGGGACCCCTTAATCCCTCGATAAGGATCCAACTCCAATGAAGATCGAAATTGAAATTGGCGACATCCATCCTGGAGTATCCGGAGCGGTTCGGGTAGTTCGTCGTGACACAACCAATGCGGTTCGAATCGAAATCGACATCCAAGACAACGACCAACTGACCATTCATTTTCTCGACCAAAACGAGCTAATGAGTTGGCTTAACCGACTCAATCTAGCAGCCAGGTCTCAAACCTATGAGAAATACGATGGCTGAAACGAAAGTCCTCGACATGAAAATCCTCGACCTCTGGGCAATCGACCTCGACCAGTCGGAAGAAACCCTCTGTCGTTGGTGGAACACATTTAATTTCTGGAATTGGCCCGAAGACTTATCCGACTTAAAACCATCCAACTACGACGATTGGGCTCCCAACAGGAAACATACCTATATCCACCCAATCATGCGCGCCATCTACGACAAAGTTCCGATTAAAACTTTACTGAAATGGCACCATGTCCACAACCTGGGTTGGACAGAAGCCCGATCCGACGCCTGGTGGGGTAGTGAAAATGTCTAAAGACCTCCAATCCTGGCTAGAGGACAAGATCGTCCAAGCCCGCGACGACCAACAGACTTCCCAACGAGTCGCTCAAGGCTCCTACGGCAACGGATATGCTTGCGGAGAGTTAAGAGCACTCCAAGAAGTCTGGGAGTTTATGGAATTTGAGTTAGAAACGGAGAAGGACTCCTCCCCATGATACGTCTTGAAATCATCATCGACAAAGAAAACAAAATCCAGGTCCACGACCCCCGCGGACATTATTGGCACGCAAAGGACTTGGCCGCCTTGCCGCGAGCCGTTGCGAGCTGTCTGCGAGGCTACGGAGAGCACATAAAAAATCTCGCTGGTGAGATTCCCAAGGACGACCCCAATGCCTGAAACCGAGAACCTCCCAGCGAAGATTACCGACTCAGAATCCTCGCCCCAGAGCCTACCAACAGTATCTGAATCAGGAGCTGTATCTGAATCTAACCCAGAGAAAGTTCTGGCAGTAATTCTGTCGATGGCCCGGGACGATTCCCTAGACATCCAGAAACTTCAAGTTCTCTTGGACATGCAACACAAAATGGAGGTTCGACAGGGAGAGATTTCATTCAGTCGGGATCTAGCCCAGTTGGCCGCCAAGATGCCCCAGATTCCAAAGAACGGGCGAGTTTCCCTGGGGGAAGGAAAGGGAAGTTATCCTTTTGCCAAATGGGAAGACATGGACAAGATCATCCGACCACTCATGGCCGAGTTCGGCTTTGTCTTGGGCTTCGACAGCATGGACACCAATACCGGAATTCGAGTCACCGGAATCCTGTCCCACAAAGACGGGCATTCTCGTTCAGCGTCAATGACCCTTCAGCTCGATTCCGGCCCGGGCAGAAACACAAACCAGGCAATGGGATCAACGCTTTCCTACGGGAAGAGATATACCGCCGAAATGCTGTTGAACATCGTCCGCGAGGGCGAAGATACCGACGGCAAGAAATCCGGCGTCAAAGCCCCGCAGGGTTTCGGAAAAAGATAGGGCTTTTGTATCCTCCGACTCCAGAAAGGGACTCTTTCCATGCCTGATTCCGAACAAATCGAAAAGATGCCGTTTTATGTCCGCAGGTTTATGGGACATACCATAACCCTTCGAGACGATCTGGCCTGGAACGTCGACGGCCCTGAGTTCGACGGGAAGTATCTGGTTTGCGATTCCTTCAGGGCCGCCTGCCAAGAAGTCGAGAAGCGAGCCAACGAGACCCGCCAACTCGAAATGAAGAATCTTAAATTCTCAGCACGGGTTGTGAACTCCAATGGCCACATCATCGAAATCGACCGCATCAACCGCCGCTCCAATTCCATCACCGGCGCCGAAGTAGGCGACCATATCTATCCCAATACCATTCAGACCCGAGCCTTGATCGCCCGAACCGCTGAACTCCGCAAGGCGTGGCTCGAAGCTGAAGACTTGCTCAAACGACTCCAAATCAAAACCACTCGGGGCTACGGAACCCTCGAAGTCGAAAACTACCCCCGCGCCATTCTCCAACTCAGAGACGAGATCGAAGCGAAAACCCAGCTCGCCAACGAGTTGCTGAATCCAAAACCCGAAACGGAAACGGAAGGAGGACCAGAATCAAAATCTGAACCCTCTTCCTAATTCCGACACAGACGTTTTTTCAACTTCAACAAGGAAACAATCTCATGTCCGATCCTACCGAACCCGTCGATCTCGCTGGCCTTCTCGACAAGCCGATGGGGGAGTTCCTCGACTTACCAGACCTGCCCCCAAAGAAGACCTTCTACGGCAAGATCACCGGGGTCTACGCCGACCGGAGTTCCCGAAAGGAAACGCCACTGTATCGGTTCACGGCGAAGTTGACCGACCCCGGCGCCGACGTGCCGGCGAAGGTCATCGAAGACTTGAAATCGCAGGGCTTCGCTCTTTCCGACTACGAGGCATCGGCGAACTTCTACCTGACTCCGAACGCAATGAAGATTTTGCGTCGGTTTCTGGAAACCCTGGGCTTTTCCCCCGCCGTGTCGGTCCGAACCAACATGAAGATCGACACCGACGGTAACCCAACCGCCGAGACCCAGGAAGTCTTCCGTGACCGGGACGTGATCATCCGGACTCCGGAAGCGGCCGACAACGGGAAGGTCTACCTCCAGAACGTCGACTCGATGGCAGGCGTAGTGAAGAAGTCGGAGGGGTCGCCAACCCCGTCCTAGAGTCACTACCCTACTCGGAGCTGCCGGGGGACAGTTCCTGAGTCGGCAACGGAAAGCCGCGGACCCGTGATCGTAACCAGGCTTGACGTGGGGACCAGAGGTCCCTTCCTGTTTCAGACACCTTCTCGCAGGTCGCTCAGGAGAAAGTAACGTGTTTGGAAAATCTCCGCCGGTACTTCGCGAAGCAGTTGGAACAGAAAGGTTGACAAAGAGTCTTGATCTTCTCCGTATAGTAGTGGCAGAGAAAGTATCTCTCAACGACTCCGACTTCGGCCTTTGCCCTTTTCATGAAGAAAAGACTCCAAGTTTTCATCTATTCATGGCGAAGTCAGGTAGGGCAAGATTTCACTGTTTCGGTTGTGGCGCAAGCGGCGACATTTTTAACTATCTCAAAACTTCCGACAAACTTGGCTATCACGAAGCAATCAATAAACTTGGCGAAATGCTACAGCGGGAAATACTTCCCGACTCTAAATCAGGCCCCGGTTCTGTCGCCCTTCCCGAGCAACCTGCGAGCAGGGTCGGAATCTGCGAACAGGACTGTCAAGTTTATATAAACCTTCGAGAAGACTATGAGCTTCTTTTAGAAGAAAACGAAGTCCTTCGCGAAACGGCCAACATTGCTGACTTTCAGCCAATCAACGAACTAAGTTCCGATAAGCGAATTGCTGAATGGGTAGTAGGAACTTGTGAATTATTTGGAACCTCGACCTCAACTGCCTATCGAATCGCTGGACTCTTTGTTCAAGGAATTGGAAAAAAATCATGAACCTCGATCCCTCCTCCATCATCGTCAAAAATCGACAGAGAAAATCTGTCGACATCGACGAACATTTCATCAGTTCGGTAAAGCGCCGACTGATTCAACCGATCGTGGTGAGAAAAGAAAACGACGAAATCCATCTTGTCGTTGGAGGGCGGCGACTGGCCGCCCTCACAGCCCTAGAAACAAACCCGTTGATTGAAAATGTCCACTTCCGCTTCATCGAAAACCTATCCCCAACCGAAGCCCGAGTCGCCGAACTCGAAGAGAACATCAAAAGATCCGAACTCCCGTGGCGGGACCATATTCTCGGCATTGCCGAAATCCACGAAACCAAGCGGGCCGAAGAACCAACTTGGGACTTGAGCAAAACCGCCGAAGCAATCTCAACTTCCGAACGTTGGATTCGAATTTGCCTGATGGTCCGAAAGAATCTCGACTCCCCCATTTTAAAAGATGCCGGAAGCATTTCCCAAGCGTACAACCTTCTCCAACTCGCTGCTGAACGCAAAACCGGACAAATTCTCGGAGACATCATCAATGCTGGGAAGCAGATTTTTAGCGAAACCGGAACAGAACCAGTTCCAGAACCAACGCCTATACCTGCATCGAGTCCAGAAGCTGAACAAATTGGGGAAATTCTTCTTACTCCCGGCCTTGTTCCTGACTCAGAAACTAACCCTATTCCTAGCCCGAAAAATCATGAGCATGTTCCTGTTTCGCCTATCCAGCCGGCTCCTGAAGCTCCAAAAGAGCCTCAGAACCCCGTGATCCAAGCCGATTTTCTCGACTGGATTTCTTCCTATTCCGGCCCGAAGTTCAACCTAATCCATGTCGATTTTCCCTACAACGTTGAATACAAAGCCTATGCGGAAAGTATTTCTAGCACCGAAGAAGACTACGAATCCAAAAACTACTGGGAACTCCTCGATGGATTCATTCATAATCTCGACCGCTTTGCTTCCTATTCAGCTCACATCATGTTTTGGTTTTCGATGGAATTTTATGAGGCTACCCGAACCAAACTTGATTCGGTGGGCTTATTTGTCCATCGGCATCCTCTCATCTGGTTCAAGTCCGACAACGCTGGTATCATTCCCGGTCGGGACAACCAGTATCCTCGGCGAGTTTATGAAACTGCCCTTTTGTGTTCCAGAGGGAGGCGGCCTTTAGTCAGAAGCCTGGCGAATTGTTATCCATCGCCTTTGCCGAATAATGCCATCCACCCAAGTCAGAAATCAGAGCCCATGCTGAAGCACTTTTTCGGAATGCTCATCGACGAAACAACGGACGTCTTCGATCCGACCTGTGGCTCTGGCGCTGCCTTGAGAGCAGCAGAAGAACTCGGCTGTAGAAAGATCCTCGGCCTCGACACCAACAAAGACTACGTTGAACGGGCCAACTCCTCGATAAATCAAGCCCGGATTCTTCGAAGGATCAAGTTGTGAGGACTGTATTCGTCGGTGAGGCGTGGGGAAGAAGAGAAGCCCAGCTTCAACACGCCCTTGTCGGTCCAACAGGAAGGGAACTCACTCTCCAACTCGGTGCGGCCAACTTCGCCCCGTACATGAAACTTCTTTGTCGGGAATGTAAGAGAGAGACAGAGTTCCTCGACGGAAGGTGTACCTTCTGCCACGAATACACTTGGCCAAATGAACTCAACCTGGTTCATCATTGGAAAGTGATGCAACAGACGCAGGATTTGTTCGTTACCAACGTCTTCAACGAACATCCACCGGAAGTTTGTAACAACTGCGGAAGTCACAATATCAACCTCTTCGGAAAGCCAAGCTGCAAGGACTGTAAATCAAAAAGTATTCGATCCAACGATCTCGGCTGGTTCTTTTCAACCGAAAAAGAGACTCCAATGCCGCCGTGGAAAGCGAGTCAACATTCCCGCGGAACTCACGTGAAGGATGAATTTTACCAGAAACACGTCAAACCCCTCTGGGCGAGACTTGGGGACTTAAACCCAACGTTGATCGTAGCCTTGGGAAATGCTGCCTGTTGGGCGCTTTTAGGTCAGACAAAGATCACCACTCTTCGAGGCACAGTTTCCAGGACCAACACAGAATTAACTGGATTGGACTTTAAAGTTCTCCCCAGTTTTCATCCCGCCGCAGTTCTCAGAAACAACAAGCTCCGCGTTACTTCCATTGCCGACTTCCAAAAGGCTTCTCGGGAGCGGAACTTTCCGGAGATCCGACGCCCCTTTCGTTTCATAACCATTCCCGCTCCAACTCAGGACGGTCTCCATAAAATACGAGCCTGGATCGACTCTAATCGTCATCGGAAACTTGCAAACGATATTGAAACCCTTAGAGGTCAAATTTCCATCGTTGGCTTTGCCTCAAGTCCTTCCAACGCCTTGGTCATTCCTTTCCGTGATGCTCATACCAAAGACGGAAAAATCATCGACATCGGACGGATAGCTGCCTCGATAGGCTTTCCAGAAAACGGGATCAACTTCTGGCAGAACGAGAACCTAGAGTTCCAAGCCTGGAAACTGGTTCAGGAAATCGAAGAGTCGGACTGTGAAAAAATTTTCCAAAATGGCGTTTATGACATGAGTCATTTCATCCGAATGGGCATCCATCCTCGAAACGCTGCTCACGACACAATGCTCTGGCATCATTCGAGATATCCAGAGCTTCCAAAGACTCTCGGATACCTGGGCTCTATCTACGCCAACGACATCGCCTGGAAACAAATGAGCCGTGCCGACAATCTGAAACGAGACGAATAGGAGACTCCAATGGCCAGGTTTCTCGAACTAAGCACCGGAACATCTACAACCAAGACCTACGTCAACCTCGACGAAGTGGCAATCGTTGTTTTATCTCACGACACAGCAACATTCCACTTCCGCTCCGACGCAGAACTCAAAACAACCATTTCTGCTTTAACTCCCGAGAGCTATGAGAAACTTCGTCAGCTTTTCAAACTTGCAGTTTAGGAGCTTTGAAAATGTCTTCCTCCCTTGTCGACATTGCCGGCGAACTCGTAACTCCCTACGAAACCGAAAAGGCGTTCCGCTTCTATGACGGAACAACTACCGTCTGGCTGCCAAAATCTCAAGTCGAATGGGATGAGAGCGATCGCAAACCATTCTCTGGAACCATGACCATGCCTGAATGGTTGGCGAAAGATAAGGGACTCATCTAGTGAAAAATTTCGCCATCTCAACGAAGACAAGTTTCTTAGATTTGAAATCTAACAAGGAACTCCGAATGCCGTTTCATGTTACCAAAATCATCTCTGGCGGACAAACGGGGGCCGACCAAGCCGGACTCGCAGCCGGAAAAGAACTTGGCCTTGAAACTGGCGGTTGGATGCCAAAAGGTTTCCGTACCGACGACGGCGCAAGACTCGACTTCAAACAACTCTACAACATGAAAGAGCATGAAAGCTTTTCCTACCCTCCCAGGACAGAACTCAACGTCCAAATTTCCGGGGCGACCTTTCTCTTTGGCAACTTGCATTCTCCTGGAACGAAACTGACTCAACGTCTCTGTTTCAAACATGGCAAGGACCATTTCTTCGTTCCCTGGGTGCCGCGCCAAGCCATACCAATTACCGACGACGACTGGTTCTCAGCAACCGAACCGTTTCGAGTCTGGTTGAATCAGTACGAAGACTGGGACACCTTAAACGTCGCTGGAAACAGAGAACGCACCAATCCGGGAATCTTTCTTGCATGTAAGACATTCCTCGTCCGGGCCTTCAAAATCGAACTCGGGATTCCCTGATGCGACGGTACTTAGGGTACAGGAAGTCGCAATGGGAGGCTCAACAACTCTTGAATGAGAGCATTTGATGCCAGTTATACAGGCACACGACCTACCTATCGACGCTGGCAATCAGGCTGTCTATAATGGTTACGACTGTGCTCTCACGTTCGAGATAGATCAGGCTCGCGAAGCGTTAAGGGAAAACGACACGCTGATCTATGACCTCGAACGCGCCATGCAAGGCCCGGTCCTCGAAATGATGGGTCGTGGTTTCCGGGTTGACATGCACGAAAGAGAAAACGCAATCATCATTCTGAAAGAAAAACAAGACTCCCTTGAACGGATTCTTTCCGCCTTCGTCAGCGCCACTGGAGCATCCTATACCAACAAACTTTCCAACTCGCCGAAACAACTCCAAGAGCTTTTCTATTCCCGAATGGGACTCAAACCGATTGAGCGAGTTCTCGACGGCGAAGTTAAACGCCCCATGAACCGGGAAACTTTAGAAAAGTTGTCCCTTTCCGACCAGTTTGCCGAACCCATCATCAACGCAATTCTTCTCGACCGAGATCTAAAGAAATCCCTTCAGGTTCTTGAAACTCAAATCGACCCCGACTGGCGATGGAGGTGTTCCTACAACATCGGTGGAACGACTACAGGCCGGTTCTCTTCGTCAAAATCCCCCTTCATGGCCTTCGTCGAAGAGTCCCAAGCCTGGAAACAGACCGGAAACAACTTCCAAAACATAACCGAGGAGCTTCGCCGTGTCTTTATTCCCGACCTCGGATTCAAACTCTACGGGATCGACAAAGCGCAATCTGAAGCGCGCGATGTGGGCTGGTTCTGTGGCATTATGTTTGGTGATTGGAGCTATCTGGACGCGTGTGAGTCTGGAGATTTGCATACTGCGGTTACGCGTCTATTGTACCCAGATTGGGATTGGACGGGCGATCTTAAAAAGGATCGCCAAATTGCCGAAAGGCGGTTCTATCGGCTATTTACGTTCCGTGATGCTTCGAAACGGCTCGGTCACGCTACTAATTATTATGGCTCACCTAGAGAAATCTCTCGACAAACTCGAATCCCACAGAACTTAGTCGAGGAATTTCAGGAAAGATACTTCACAGCATTTCCATGTATTCGTCGGATGCACGAATGGGTAGCGCAACAACTTCAGCGGGAAAGATTCTTGGTCAATTCCTTTGGAAGAAAGCGAGACTTCTTCGACAGGCCGAACGACCCAGACACACTAAAGGGCGGAATAGCGTACTTGTTCCAGTCCGCCACGGGCGACTGTCTCAACCTCGGACTCTACCGTCTCTGGAAAAAGATGGGCACAGGCCCGGTCCAAATTCTGAGTCAGCTACATGACGCCGTGTATTTCCAGATGCCGGAAACCAACGAAACCGAGGAACAGGACTGGCTCCGACAAGCTCTCGACTGCATCCAAGTCACCCAGAAGTTCGCCAACCGTTCCATGACCATTCCCGGCGAAGCCGTAGCCGGGTACAACTGGGCTCACAGGTTTCGCTTACTTGAGGATGGTAGTCGAGAAGATTGGAACCCCAAAGGACTCCAAGGAATCAGAATCAACTAAAGGAACTCTCTCAATGACTCTCATGATCCCTACTACTCTCCCAACCAACTGGTGTGATAAAGCGCTAGAAGTCGGCGGAATTATTGCTGGTGGTGCGTGTAGAGACCTTATTCTAGGGCTTCCTATAGCCGACGTAGACATCTTCATTCCAGGATTCAATCTTGACTCAGAGTCCAATTCAGAATCTGAAGGATTCCAGGAATACAAAACTGGATTTCGTTGTAAGGATGTTATAGAAAACGACGCAAAATTTCAAATAATACAACACAGATTCGACAGAAACGATGTTCTTGAAGTTCTTAGTCACTTCGACGTGGGCATATGCCGAGTCGCCTATGACCCCCTAACCAAAACCTGGATTCTAACGGAAGAATTCTTGAAAGACGTTCGCGAGAAAAGATTGACAGTGTATTTGGAGAATTACAGACACAGCGAACATTTGGCTAAACTAAAAGCCAAATTCCCAACATACAAAGTTGTTGTGGAAGCTATTCTGGAAGATCTGTTTTAAGGAGACTCCAACATGAGCGTTCAACCTGTTGATCCCAGAATGGAAGCCCAACGCAACGAGTTCGCGGCGTTGAGAAGACTCAACAAAGCCTTTGTTTCTTTACCCCCGATCGTTGACGACTCATACCCCGAATTTCGCCGGGTGTATGAGCAAGAATTGACGAACTTTCTCCATGCCCTAGTGGCAAACGGAAGGATCTGACTCATGCGACCAGTTATGTCTCTCGACGATCTTCAAATCAAGATGGCAGCGAGAAGTCGGGAACTGTTTCCCGAATGCCAGAATTGGACCCGTTCCGATTGGCTCACAGCCCTTGTTGGCGAAATCGGCGAACTCGCCAACATCATCAAGAAAAAGAACCGCGAGCCAAGCCGGGACTATCATGCTGCGATGGTCGAAGAAGTTGGCGACTCAATAGCCTATTTTCTTCTTCTTGCTGAAAATCTAAACATCAGTGCCGAAGGAGCTACCATTGGTTCATATAACAAAGTCTGTTTACGAAAGGGTGCCCCTCACCTACAAATCGGAGAAGACTAATGATTCTTACTCTCTGCGGCTCGGCCAGGTTCGAGAAAATCTGGCACGAAACCAACAAACAACTCGGACTCGCAGGACATCATTCCTTTGCCTTGATGACCTATCCATCCATCGAAGGCGAAAAGACCTGGTACACAGACGACCAGAAATGGACCCTTGACCTGTTGCATTTCGCCAAGATCGAAGATTCGGTCGGGGTCGTCATGCTCAACGTCAACGGATATCTGGGAGAATCTTCTTCCCGAGAACTCCGCTGGGCCAGGATCAGGGGAAAGAGAGTCTTCTGGCTCTGGGAAAACGACGACCGGAGACTCGGTTCCGAACCCTGGCTCGGCGAACTTATCGGACTCGACGCCATCGAAACCATTCTGGAGAAAGTGGAAGGGCTATGAAACTACTTCGAGTCATCATCGAGTCGCCCTATTCCGGCGACATCGAACGCAACACCCTCTACGCTCGGCGAGCCCTTGCCGACTCACTGTCTCGGGGCGAAGCCCCCAGTGCATCACATCTGTTATACACCCAAGTTCTCAACGATTCCAAGCCAAAGGAACGATTGAAAGGAATGAACGCCGGATTCGCTTGGATGGAGGTAGCGGAACTCACAGTCGCTTATGTCGACTACGGCGTCTCCGACGGAATGCAAACCGGAATCGACAGGGCAAACAAGTCGAAAATCCCAGTGGAGTATCGCCGGATCGGCAAGAATCCAGAATAGGAGTCAGTTCCATGATCCTCGGAATAGCCGGCCCGAAAGGCTCAGGCAAGTCCACCCTTGCCAATTTGCTTGTTAATGTCGGTTGGAAACGCACCGGCTTCGCCCAACCAATCAAGTCGATGATGCGAACCTTGCTTCTCTACCAGGGCGCCGACAATCATTCCGTCGACCAAATGCTCAACGGCGATCTGAAAGAAACCCGAACCGAATTTCTCTGCGGCCAAACACCCCGCTGGGCGATGCAGACTCTCGGCACCGAATGGCGCAATCTTGTCGACAAGGAACTTTGGACCGAAGCCTGGAAAAGGAACATCAGATCTTATCCTTCCGGGACCAAGATTCTCGTCGACGATCTTCGCTTTCTTCACGAAGCAAGAGCAGTACGGAACTTCAATGGAAAAGTGATTCTGATAACCCGTCCCGGCACCGGCCCCGGAACCCACGCTTCAGAGAAAGAATATCTCGAAATCTCTTACGACGGGGCGATCGTTAACGACTCAACCCCGGAGCAAATGCTAACGAACCTTGGTTCGATCATGGAGTATTGGAAATGATAAAGAAATCCGAATCCCTTTCCAGTAGAGCTGCTCGACTCAAGAACCGAAAATGTCATCGAGGCCACAGCCGAAAGAACGGTATTGTTGAAGTCGACTACAGAACCGGGGGAGTAAGAATCAGATGCCGAACCTGCCACGCTGAACGGCTTCGAAAATACCATTCTGAAGGAAGACCTTACCGCTACTAACAAGACAAATAAAGGTTCCGAACTTTGACCGACTGGATCGACGAGTTCATGTCGTTAACTGAGGGCATCCGCTCGCCCGAATCGTTTCGGTTATGGACAGCCATAACTACAATTTCCTCGGTCCTGGAACGAAGGGTCTGGATCGAAACAGATCAGGACCGACTTTATCCCAACATGTATACGATTTTATCTGGTGGTCCGGCGTCGGGAAAAACCCTCATGGTCACGTTTGCCAAACGACTCCTCGCTAAACTTGCCGGGCCGGTGGGAATTTTTCTCGGTCCCGACAATCCCTCTCCGGCAGCTTTTCTCGACTATTTGGAAAAATCAACCAAAATGTCCATCAATGGAATGGGCATGGACATGTACTCTGCCATGTCTGTTATGTGCATGGAACTCGGAGTTCTTATTTCCAAATACGACAAAGATTTCGTTGCAAACCTAACCACTCTTTACGACAATCCCGATACCTTCGACGCGCCAAGAAGAGTGTCCAAATCAATTAATGTCGAAGCCCCCACAGTTAACATCCTGGCCGCCGCCACCCCCGATGCCATAGGCGACATCATTCCCGAGTCAGCTTGGGGCCAGGGCTTCACTTCCCGACTCGTCTTTATCTATGGTACTGCTCCAGAGCAAACCCGACACATTTTCAAAAAGCGAAAGAACGTAGATGTTTCCAGCCTCGAAATCGGTCTCAAAGAAATGTACGACGAACTTCACGGTGAAGTCGAATGGGAACCGCCAGCCCAGACCGCAATGGAAACCTGGTTCAACATCGAAAAGATGGCGCCAGTGCCAACCTACGGAAGACTGGTAAATTACAAGGGCCGGAGAGATGTCCATATTATGAAACTCGCCATGATCTCCGCTGCTGCGGGTGGTCACGGACAAATCGTAACCGAGTTCGACTTTCGAAGAGCCCAGAAATGGCTTTTCGAAGCTGAAGAAACCATGCCCGACGTGTTTCGTGCGATGGCGCAGAAATCCGACACCCAATTACTTCAAGACGCACACCACACAATCTATGTCAAATACAACAACATCGACGAAAAGCAACGCAAACCTATTTCCGACCGGGAACTCTGGAAGGTTTTTGAAGACAAATGCCCCCATGATAAGATTAGCAGTTTGATAACCGCTATGGAGAAAACTGGACGAATCCGACGAAGCCTTCTCCCCGGTGAATGGATTCCCAATCCGCTTTAGGAGTCAGTTGATGCGAACAATTCTCGACGGGCTACGCTGTTCTAAAGACGGCGATATGAAGGAAGTTCTGAACATGAACCTGACTCTTCCTTTCGACGGGCTCCTTTGTCCTAGGCAAACCGACGGGATGCTAATTCCACCTTGGCAACGGTGCCGTTGTTGGTCCAATTCCCTCGGCGCCCAAGTCTTCTGCTGTATCCGCCACGCAGAATGAAACAAGACCCACCACCAATTATCCGAAATTGGGAAGAGATGCCCTTGGTAACTTGCAACCGCTGTGCAAGTGATTTCCTGATTCTGGACCTGTTTCGCCCCAATACCAAAAAGTTCCGCTGCCATTGTGGGCGAATATTCTGGACTCCAACCACTAGAGAGTTTCGCCTCATTGGCAAAATCCTTGGGCCTCAGTGTATGACTCGAGAAGACTTACAAAGATGGAAGGAAGGCCAATGACCGAGCCAGTTGCGCCTACTGGAGAAAAAATCTTCTTCGTCATCGAACGTGGAGCTGGGGGAAAAGAGGTCGCAGGAATCTATTACGACCTCCTCGAACCTCATCTGACTCGAAAAGTGGCCCGGGATCAGAAGGGTGTTCCGATGGAACAATCCCCGATCATCTACATCCTTCGAGTCGATAAACTGAACGAAGCCGCCCAAAAGTTCTGGCTAAGTAAATCGACCAAGGAACTTCTTGAAACCTACCACTGGCTCAAGAACGAAGGAACTCTACCATCCTCCAACCTTGCCGACTCTCCAAAGGAAAAACCTCCCTCGGGGCGCCAACTTGGCGACTGGTGGACTCAACCTTCCGTTTCCTGGGACTCAAAAGCCCCGCCAAACCCCGATTATTCTTCCTTCTCGAAAAAGGACAACGAGTCATGAGTGTGTTCTTCGGCGACGCACCAGATGGAAGCTGGACCGCGCTTTACAATGATGGTGGACTTACTTCTATTCTTCCACCGGTTGGACCGCCACCAGCAGGAAACTATACCAACACGGTTTTGTCGTATTGGTATAGAATCCGTGCTTTCCCAATCGGGCGGGGCGGAACCGTCTTCGTGGTCCGAAGCTCTCTCCTAACCGGGCGAGACTTAATCATCAAGGTCTGGCACGATCTAACCGGGCTTCATCCAAAGTTGAACATTTCTGTTGGCGACGGCACCGGCCCGGCGGCCATTGTTCAAAGTACGACGGGAATCCTCAACCATACCGACACCTGGAACGCGGTCCAAGTATCCACCAACATTTTCAGTGGGATCAATTCCGGTAACTTCAACAGCGCGATCGAAGTCACCCACAATCTAACTCCGGTCGAATTGGCCTATGTCTCTGGGTCAATAATCGCCGGCGGCGGCATCCTCTGGCGAAACACCGCCTTCGCTGTCGGACAAGATATCTTCACACCCAACCCAACCGAAATGCTTCCGATGAAGGGAAACCTCAGCGAACTCTGGTTCACTCCATTCCAGTTCCGAGTCCACCAAGGGCCGGGCGACGATGGTACGACTTCAGGGGTTGTTGTACCTTTCGGACTCATGGCTTCGGCCTATTTACAAGTCCTTGCCGGAAACCAACTCGCCGCAGGAAGGGTCGGCTTCGACGGCAACGGCCCATTTCCTCCGGGCCAACCAATCCGATATCCAAACTCTGGAGTCATCGGCCTCCCTGCCTGGGGCATTCCGCCCGTTTATCTCAAGGGCGGAAATCCAGATGCTTTCGCCGCCAACCATTCCGACCCAAATCATTCCCTGATGGGCTTCGGTCCAGGTGGTGGTCCAGGGCCAATTCCCTCATCCAAATTCCTCCGTTACGGAACCGGCGGCGTGCTCGGTTCTGGCGACGGCGATCCGCTATTCATCTGAAAGGTCAAGTTCCATGTCTGATGCAGTAGACTTTCACACTGGCGGACTCAAGTCCCTTGCCCTGGGAACCGCTTTCGGACTCCCGGCCAATTCCGCCCAAGGTTGTGCGTCCTTTTTCTTTAACCTGTTCTCCGTCGGAAGCGCGGTTTATGCTCCGGTTATGAGTCTGTGGAAAGGAACAGACTACGCAACCGTGATTGTCCTGACCAAGCGCGGCTCGGCTTGGTATCTCGCCTTCACAACTTACCAAACTCCCGGAAACTTTACCGGGGGCTTGTTGGCAATTACCTGGGTCAACAATCCACTTCCAGTCGACAATCTCTGGCACGAAGTTCAAATAGTCTGGGACACTTCCGGCGGCAGTCCAGTCGTCAAAGCCTGGGTCGATCGGACTCAACTAGTCAATCCTCCCATGAACCCACCACCAAATCCCGGACCAGTCAATTTCCAATGGGGTCCGTATGGAGTTCCAACTGGTCTGGGTGGGAACTATTCCTTCTTTTCATCACCCAACGCTCCGTTGTCTGGATCACTTCCCCATGTTCCTGGAGACTCCCAATCAGTCTATCCCCAAGCGTATCTGTTCAATGAGGTTCACGATCCCGAAGTCGGCTATTCCAACGGAAGTTATACCTTCCCAACAACCCACAATGGAGGAAAGATCAAAAGCTACAATATGTCCCTGTCCACAACGTTCGGCTTGGCCGGAGGGGCGACGGTCACTGAGTCAGCAACTGTGGCGGGCAAGGTCTATTCCCAAACAGTTGGCGGCGGGGGACAAATTTCTATTTTCTCCGGCAACGCAGTTCCGCGGCAAATCGGCTTCACCGCAGGACTTCCAACTTACCAGGTAAATAATTCTCCTGGAATCAACTATACCAACATTTCCGCGTCGCAATATGCAATAATTGCCAACTATGACGCGGGCTATTTGCCCATTCCGTTTAATACCGACTACACAGGTTGTCAAGCCTGGGTCGGAGCAGATCCGATTGTGGGAGCTGGAGTCCCCGGAGCTTTGGCGGAACTATATCTTCTGGTGAGCCCCGGAAGCTATCCGGCAAACTTCCCAGCGGCTCTGTCCAACTTCAGCTACCTTGACGGCAGCGCAGTTAGAATCGGTGGTACAGGTTGGTTGGCACTCGGAACCCCACCGCAGATTTACTGCTCGGGTGATATAGATTCTTTCACCCTGGGGCTTCCACAACAGACTGTAATAGTTCCAAAACTCGGAACCTCGGGCACATTTTCTACCGTCTGGACCGTCCTGGGGACTCTAATTGCCGCCACGTCCGATCCATATTCGCCCGGAATAGTATAAAGAAAGAGAGGAAGGGAAAGGAGTCTGTTTCCTTCCCCTTCTCCCTACCGTTTCCAAATTGCGATCGCTATGGTAATCACCAACCAAAACGCCGTCGCGGCCCCCATAGCCTTCCAGACGGTCTTGGAAATTACCTCCACCGTCTTTTTCAACTCGGTAATTGCTTCAGTAGTCTGGGCCTTATCGCGAGTGCATTGCTCAACATGCGCCGCGACCGTGATCGCCAACTTCGCATGATCGACCGGAATCGGGCCGATCTTCCCCATTATCTTCTCAAGATTCTTCGTCATCATGTCCCGAGTCTCTTTAGCCTCTTCGGCCAAAAGAACCAGGGGCGCCAACGTCTCGACAAGTTCGTGGACCCGATCTCTTACCCTTTCTACCTCAACTATGGTATATTTGCTGCCGGCTTCCAGGCGGACCAAACGTTCTTTCGTGTCCATTTCACTCTGAGTTGTTGCTTCCGCCCGGCGCTCGTTTCTTGCTTGATCTGACATTGAATCGTTTCAGATCAAGCCTGGTCGGAACTGTCGGCCATCAGAGCCGCATGTGACTCGGCCAGGGCCGCATCGACCTGAGCCTGTTGCTCGGGAGTCGGAACTTCCTGCGCCGAGACCCCGTCCCAGATCGCCTTCGCCCCGTCATAGACCTGTTGGCCGGTAGAGACCAGAGTCGGAGCGAGCTTCAATGCCTCAAGGACCAGAGGCAGGACCGTTGCAATGGCACCCATGTTGAGTCTCCAGATAGAGTTTTAGATGAAAGGTTCTTTTAGGCTCCTGGAACAACGGCTTTGAAGGCGTTTACCGCCGCCCAGGCCATCCCAGCAAGGGCTTCATTGTTTCTCGCTGCCATCACAGCATCATAAGCCTTAATGTCCAGTTCCCGGATCTTCTTCACGATTCCTGAGTCAGAACAAAGGGATGCTCCAGACCCACACCGAGGAAGTTTGACATAAACGTCCGCAGCACGTTCGAGCAGAGTCAACGTTTGCTCCGCTCCCAGGACCGTTGACGAAACAACAGGATTGGAGCTGATCGCCTCCTGAGCACCCTGCGAGCTAGGAGCAGAACCCAGATTCTGACAAGCAGAGAGTCCAAGCAGGGTTGTTACGGCAACAATTCTCATTTCCTTTTTCATAACCATTTCCTTTCCCTAGAGCCTTCCGTGACCGAACAGAAGGTAAAGAATCAGAACCAGAAGCAACAAGCCTCCAATTCCAATTCCGCCTCCTGTTCCCCATTGGCGAAAGCCGAAACCTCCGCCAAACAGCAAAACCAAGACCAAAACGATTAAGATAATATCCATTAGCCTCTGTCCTTTCTCGAGTCGATGCGCGCTTCCAACTCACCCGTTGTCGGTCGAGTCTGTTCGATTAACACTATCCTCGCCTCGATCCTCGCATCGTCACGGTGGTAATCTTCTCGGACCTGGGCAATGTCCCCCTTAATCGAGTTTCGGAACTCTTCGTGTTCCCGGATCGAAAGCGACTTGTCGAGACTTCTCGACAAAGCTGTGAAGACCGCTACAACAAGCGCCCCCACAGCAAGGAGAGATTGCCAGTCCATTAGAACAGCCCCGCTCAAGTAACTACTTGTTTAATACCTCATGAAACTTGTCAAAGTCTCCGCCTTGTTTCTCCCGCTTCCGCAAATCATCAACATCGCCTTGCAACCGTTTGATGATTTCCAGAATCAAATTCTGCTTCTCTGTCACGATCCCAAGCTGACGCCCACCTTGACTATCAAGTCGGCTAACCCAAGCCTCCAGCCTGGTTGTTATAGCGTCTTGATTTTCCTGCTTTTGGTCAAACGTCCGCATGATAGCTGTAAGGCGCTCCGACTCATCCGACTGGTATGTATTGAAGCGATGTTCCAGCTCAACCCGCGCACTGTGTTCGCTGACCAGCCAAACCACGACTGCTAGAAGCTGGGCAAGGATAACAGCTCCAGTTCCAATCAGCGAGATCCAATTTATTTTTCCAGGCTGGCCGTCCATTAGTGGATCGTAACCGAAGCAGGAACCGCATCAGTTCTCGCATGAGGCGGAGGCTCATGGACTTCAACCTCCGAAATCCCCAACGGAAGTTGCTGGACATTAGTTGTTTGAGTCTGATCCTTTGGCGCCGGCACAGAAACCACACTGGCTCCAGCAGGGACATCTTGTTGAGTTGGAGTCGAGAACGGGCCAAAAACTGCCACAGGGCCAGAGGAATAGAGTCGGAAAAGAATCGTAAACGCAATGTCCAAGAACGTAATAATCTGTTCCTGAACACCTGGAGAGTCGATAACATGATACCCTGCCGCGCTTGCGATCATCGCAACAAGAGTAACAAGTTGGGTTAGAAAAATCTTACTGGTTAGGAGATTGCTAACAAAGGAAAGTTTTGCCGGTGCCATGAACGTGATTCCTTTTTCTGGAGTTCAACTCGCCCAAATCGCTCGGGCCTGGTCAAGAGTCTCAATCCCGATGAATTTGCTCTGATCGACTCGCCCGAGTCCCGGAAACGGGCCGCCATGATGCGTTCCATCGGTAAACTGCCAAGCTCGACAAACCCCAGCGCGGACAACTGTATCCGTCGGCATCGAGAATCCCCGGGGCATGTATTTTCCCAAGTCGTTATCGTGGGGACCATATGCCGCGACCAAAAGCGGGCACTGACTCAGTATCTCACTCGGTAGCCCGTTGCCGTTACCTTCGGGACCATCCTTACCCATGTAAATCCAGGGCCACCGACCTTCTGCCTCATGAATAGCAAACACGAACCGTTCGGCAATTTTGACCGTCATCTGATTGCCTGGATTCTGTTCTGCATCGAGCATGAGCATGAGTCCAGTCAGATCCGGCCCATAGTCGCCGTGGACATAGTCCAGGAAATTGTTGGCTTGGATCTCGCCGTCGGAACCAGAGCCGAAATGGTAACAGCCGAGAAGCGGAACTTTCGCCTGATACGCCGCCCAGGAATGCTTGTAAGCCAGGGCGTCCCGCCCATTGGTTCCCTGAGTATATTTGACAATCGCTCCAACAAGCCCGGCTTGAACCGCCTTGTCCCAGTCCATCAACCGATGATCCGGCCGGGAAGGATCAAGCTCCAACTGCCAGTGACTCACGTCAACAAGGGTCATATCGGCCATGATTCAGACTCCTTTCCTTCTTACGGATGCGTAAACGGCGGAACAAACACGTTCCCGGAGGGGGTAGCAGTTGTGATGACTGCATACCCAATGTGCTTGGTTGCATTGCCAGCCACATTTTCAACAACACCTGAAGAACTCATTTTACTATTTCTAGCGTCAACATTCTCCACAACTCCAAGGCCATTCTCCTTCGTGACCTCAACTTGCGTCTGTGCCAAAGAAGGTGTTGCAGCCACAATCACTACAACAAGAGCCAGAAGAAACAGTTTCATGGAGTGCTCTTCACACCAATGTTGAACCCAGCCGCGGTCACATCCGACACAGCCCAAGCGCCACCACCATTTGGATTTGTCGCCCAAATGTTATAGTAATTGGCGAAACTGGTTGTCAACGTGACATCTGATGTATTGGAGTCGACACCTCCGGTTCGCAAATTGTGTTCAATATGTTGCGGCCCAGACGACCCCCGCAACGCACGAAGCGAAGTCACAACAGCATTGAGCGTGAAACTTCCACTCGGAAAGGAAGTGTTCGCGTTGCCGAACTTAACCGTACATTGATTCAGCACGTTGTTCGACGTTGTGCTGATAAAGCTCGCATCGTTGTTTGTAAACACATTAACAATCGCGGTACAGGGATTCGTACCAGTCCAAGCATTCGAATTTCCCGCGGCAGCGGGCTCCATAGTGACTAGGCTCATCGCTCGGGTGTCGGAATCGGCAACGATTAATTCCGACCAAACATCAACCGAATTCGTCAGGGCTCCAAAAGCGAACTGATTCAGTAAAGTTCGACTGTCGGTTGTTACGTCGCCGCTGAAAGTGCAAATCGAAACGCTGTTTTTATAAAGTGTTACGCTTCCCGAAACAGCATAAACAATATTCAAGTCGATTTGCTGAAGCGAATTGTTCGACGGCATCGTGGCCGAGCAAGTAACCAAGTCAGTAAACGAACCAGCTACAGACCGTTTTGAAATCTTGACCGTTCCCGCAGTTCCAGTTCCACGGACAATAATCGCCGGGTTTCCATCGGAAGCATAAACAATCAACCACTGGCCGCTGGAGACAGACGTAGTCGTTTGGGAATAATACTGCCCATGTATCCAAGCAGTTCCGGTTGTGCTGTTCCAAACCGGCGACACCCAGCGGATTGGGTTCGGATCGGAGCCGCTGGAGCTGTTATTCTCCAAGCCTCCCCGAGCATATGCAGTCCGAAAAGTTCCGCCGGCAGTTGTAGTAAAGCAGTTCCCTCCACACGAGGCAGCGGGAACAAAGTCAATATCCTCGCTCCCGGCGAACAGAACCGTTGCTTGGGCAGAGCCGACTCCAAACAACAAGAGCCCGGCGAACAGAACCGTCAGAAACTTTCTCATGCTCCATCTCCTACGAAGGTAAATGTGGCAGCCGACCCGCCAGAATTAGTATCCACGCTTATCCCGAAAACAGCATTGACTCCAAAGGATTTCGTATAAGCATGAGGATTAGCAAGAAAAGTCGCGCCGGACCCAGCGCTGACAGTTATCTGTCCCGCCCCGATCTGCATTCCCGCAATCGTACACCCAGCAGGAAGTGAGTTCGGAACCGTAACCGCAATCGCCGAGCCGTTTGTATATCGAATCAATTTCCCACAATCCGTTGAACCCAGGGTTCGAGAAGTCGTTGTTTCCGTAACAATCGTTCCCAACACGGAAGTAAACGTAGTCGTCGTTCCATTATCGGTAAACGACGAATTTCCAAGAGCTGAAGTCCCGGTCCATCGAGGAACAGTCCCGGACGTTCCGGTTCCCGTCACCCCCGCAGAACAGGTAAAGATTCCCGTGTTCGCAAGGGCCGACGCAAAACTTCCCGCCGAGCAAGTAAACACCAAAACCGGGCTTACTTTGGTGACCTGAGCTAGCAATACCCCTACAAGGCCGACAGACAATAGTCCCGCAAGTACGATAACGCGAAGCTGCTTTCTCATGTTATTGTCCACCCGCCTTGGGATTGCGTTACGGTCCATAAACCTGTTGCATGGCACTCAAGCAACAGGAACCATCCTTTGACATTTCCTTCGATAGTACCCCCTGCCGCACTATCAGTCCCAGCCCAGGTTATCACGTCCGTTCCGTTCGCGGCGAAGCGGAGAATCTGAGCCGTGATTACAGAAAGGGCAAAAGCCAATCCTATCGTCGCAGCCGGAAGAGAACCAATTACAGTTCCCCCAGCACCAGAATTAGTATATCGAGTTCCGCTTTCGCCGGTCGCAGCCGAGAAGTTAGCAGTTTTATTTATAACAGAAAGTGGAATAGAAGTCCCGCCGACAAGAACTCCGCCGGCAGTTGTTCCATCGCCAATGTAAAGTCGGTTTGTGTCTGTGTCGAAAAACAATTCCGAAACCAAAGGAGTATAGGCCAACCTGGTTGCGGTACTTCCCCGACGGAGCTGAAAGACAACGGCCATTTACAAAGCCTCCAAGTCTATAGCGATACTCGCAACCGAACAGGCTCCACCGCCGCCAAGGTTCAAGTCCAATGGATCGGCCACCACCGTCATCAGGTCAACAGGGATTCCAGCCAGAAGCATAATTACAATCTGATTGTTTGCAACAGTAAATCCTGCTCCCAACGGAACATAAGTATAAACGGTGCAGGAGGAAAGATCCTGAGTCTCAAGGCCATAGATATTGAAACTGGGAAACTTAGCATAAACGATCGCTCCGATCGTGGAAGTCGGAAGTGCAACCGAAAACGTCGATGGATCAATTCGAATGAACTTCGAGCCCGAGGGATGAGCACAAGCAGTTGTGCCGAACAGTCCACGATAAAGATCAGTTAAATCGTATGCTCCAGGACCGGTCAATGTAGCTGTCGTATAAGATAACAGCTCATAATCCCCACCAGGTTCTACGACCGCACAAAGCGAAAATCCCACACTAGCCTGGGCCGAAGTTACCGACTCAAGAACCGCATTACTTTCACTAACATCAACTCTCAATGGCCCAGGATCAGGATTGACCCCTCCATACGCAGCGAGGATAGCTGTCGTGACTCCCATCCTCGACGGACCCACAACTGGCGGTGGCTGTTCAATGTAGGTAACGTTGTCCGTACTCAGCCAAACGTTTGCCCCACCCCAATTTGGATCAAAGGTTCCACTCGGGCCACCGGAGAGTCCAATCATCACACTCGGAACTGCCAGGCCGAAGGCCGTTCGCATAGGAGCTGTCGGTTCAAAAATAACCGGCTCATTGACACTCGGCGCGGGAACATTAAACTGCAACTGAGTCGGAGGCAGATTATCCGCATGAGCAAGGACAGTTGGCGAACCGGCGCCAAGGCGAAATTCCTCAGCAACAATCGTAAGGATACCTTTCTCATCTTCCTCGATGGACTTAATCCTCACCGGAAACTGATTCAGACCCAAAACCGGTTCCGTGATCGTCACAATGTCCATCGGATCGAGAATGCAATACTGCCAACCCAGACGGAAAGTGAAAATGTTCCTGATCGCAGCGTTTCGTTGAAGCTGCATCTGGACACTAGTAGCAGCATAAGTCAGAAGGGAAAACTCGTCCGCGACTCCAATTCGATCGACCCTTGGACCGACTAGTTCAACCAACGCCTCGTCCTTTGCCTCGGCGACATTGTTATTAAACAGATTATACCTGTCCCGAAAATCTAATCGAACGACATTCTTAATGTCGATAATGTCTACTCTCGACGCCGTAACCGGGTCGTCTTGTTGTTCCGCTTGAATGAAATCATCAATGGTTAAATCAAACAAGGTCGGAATTTCCGGGGTATAATACTTCTTTGCAATCCCAGCGCCAGAATCCCAACCTGGATTCGCCGAGGCAGCTGTGTCATAGTACGGCACAAATCTCAATTGACTCCCTGTCCAAACTGGAGCAACTACGAGATTCTTGCACCATCTTTCCAGAATGCTCGCCGCAGGCTCGGCATTGTTGAGCGCCACCGCCCAGCCAAGCCCTACAGCCTGGCAATACGTTGAAATCGCTGCATCGCCAATGGAAGGATTAAACCCATCGGTAGAGGTCAGAAGAGTTGCCGTATCCAACATCCCAATCGGGAAATTGACTCCATAAGTTGCATTGAGCAGAAAGTCATAAATAACCGTTCCCGGATCGGCGTCAAGAAAGTATTGACTTCCGTTCGGCGCGGTAAACAAATTCAACGGACAGGAGTCGTAGAGAACGCCCTGAAACACGAAATTCAACTGGGGAATAGTCGCCGACGAGTCCAACGGCCAATCGGGGCCAAATCCAATGTACGCCGTGTCCTTATATCCAAAGGCATCAGCGGGCCACGATCCTGACACAACAGTCCAGGGTAATTGCGTCGGGCTTCCATCAAAACTCTGAAAAATCTTTCCATCAGGAGCGGTAGTGGTGGTATAGGTCTGTTGGTCGTCAAAGACAACTAGGATATTTCCTCCCGTCCCTTCACACAACGCCCCGATGAAAGTTGCGTAGTATTTATACCCGGTTGTCTGGCCCTTTCCTCCAGAAAGAAGTCCTTTTCCTCCCGAGGCTTTCTGTGCAACGGCCTTGAACCCGTTGACATAAATTATATTCATCGGGATTCTTGGACACCCATACACAATCGGAATGGGCATCACGTTGACAGCAGTCTGGATCTGGAGCCCGGTTAGTTCCGGAACAGTTTTCTTACTTCTTGCGAAGAGGAATCCCATAGAGTCAGACCCTTGGCCAAATAGAAAAGAATCTGGGCTTTCTTCGATTTAGGTCCGAGTTCCGTTCCCAACTGTCAACCCGACAGGGTGCTTGGGAATTTATCGTTGGATTGGCATGGATGATATTGGGCCAGTCAGTAACGATCGCCCCGTGTGCCCAGCATTTGCCAAAACGGAACAAGGCCAGGTCGCCAGGAAGGGGAGGTCCGTCAATCTCATGAGCATAGGACTGGACAATTTCAAGGTATCTTTCCGCCGATTGATGAAGCGCCCACTGAGCGGGGTAAGGTCTCGGGTCAAAGTCCTCTATCAATCCTGCATCCACATAAACCCGAACCAGAAGCATCCCGCAGTCGACTCCAGCTCCCTTGACCGCACCATTAGAAATGTATGGAGTCCCAAGCCAAGACTGAGCTTCCTTGACAACCAGGGCTCTTTCTTCATCTTCAGTCATCAGATGCTCACCACCACCGGAGGCACTCGCGGAAACCCTCGGAAATTAGCCAGGTTTGAGAATTTCGCGGAACATGTCGAGTCCAATTTCGAACACCCAACGCTCGCTTCAAACGTATCGCCGGGGTTTGGAATTGCATAAAGCGGATATTGAAGATTAAACTGTGTTGCATCGTTGTTGGCAATAACAACCTGAAGCCCAGCATTGACTCCGGAAAGAAAGTGCAACCTCCCCTGATAATAGTTCGGTATTCCGTCCGCCCCGGTTTGAGTGAAGGAAGTTGTTGGAATAACAGTAACCTGGTTCGCACTTGCTACTACAAAACTCGTTGTAAACGATGCCTTGTTCAAAGTGCAGCCCGCATCGAATAGAGTCCACAAACATCCCGGCGAGAAACTGTTTCTGGGCATATCCATGTCGAAAAGTCTAAGCGGACTCTTGACTTTGAACTCAACGTGTGTCTGTCCCAGCTTCGTAATCGTAGAAACAAACCCTGTGAACAACGTCACCACTTCCAACGGGGCATTTTGAAATACAATGAACGGTCTCTGATCCGAACTTGGATCCCAGAACGCTCTCTGTCGGGTGAGTTTCGCATTGTCCAATAACCCGCCCCCGACCGCTGTGAAAAACGCCGCCGAGCCCAGAGTTTCGTCGGGAAACGCACTGATCCGCACCTCTTGTTCATCAACCTCAAACGTATTGGTTAGTTTGTATCTTAATCCTTCAATCCTCAGCGAACTTCCAAGGAACGTATTTCCCCCATAGAAAATTGTTTTGTCCAAGTCGGTATAATATGCAAAACTCCCATCTGCAAACTCGAACGTATAAAGCTCACAAAATGGCATCTGTTGGGACGAGGCGATGAAGCTCACAAACGTCGAAGAAACTGGCTTCATGTTGGCGGCATCCCCGCAATTCCACCATCGAAATCCTTAACCGACCGGAATTTCAATGATCGTAAAGTCCAAAGATTGGTTAAGAACTGCTCAAAATCATTCATATCGGTCAGGAACCGACAGAGATAGAAGAAGTAGAAATCCCCAGTGATTAAGGCTCCCGCCGTTGGAGCTGACGCAAACGTAATCGTTCGATTGAAGTTGGCAAGAGTAACAGCGGTGGGCGAGCCATTGACATAGAATTGATATGGTTTCGTCGCATTAAGCCCGCCAACAGGTTCGGACAAGCTCGATGACCCACCCCCAAGAGTTCGAATGATCTGAAACGTAGGACTGACTCCATCCGCAGTCGCAATTACTTGCGCCGTGCGGGAATTGTCTGTTGGATCGTCGTAATAGAACCGGCTGTATTGCCCAGAACAGGCTAGAAAAACGGTCTGAATCTCTTCCAATTGTAGATAATCTTTATGTTGATTGTAAATGACCTGATTCTCCGTCTGGGTCAACAACGCCTCGTACGTCAACTCAAATTCCCAAAGCGGAAATGCCTGCTTAACCGAAGTAATCTCCCGTCCACTTACTGACTGCGCAACTGCTGCTCCGAACGTAGGCTTTTTCCTAACCGAAAACCCATTCAGGGTCGGAAGGACTGGAACTGTGGCAAGGAACATTGGCATTGGAGTTACATCTGCTGGATCGAGAAGTTGCTTCTAACAGCGTTACTATAGCCAACGTTAGTTGAAAACCCTGCAATCGGCGGGGCGAAAGTAACCGGGACATTTGTTCCGTTGAATGTCTTTCCCGCATTGGTAAGGACAAGGTTACTGTTGTCCCCAGCGTTTAACGCCGCAGCATTGTAGGCGGAATAGATCGAAACAAACCCGGTTAAACTCGGATTAACAAAAGCACTTTGGCCGAGGTTTACCGTTCCGACTCCAGCACTCATCCCAGCTCCATGAGACGCCCCACAGATCATGAACAAGTTTCCCACCAGTCCCATTACTGCCAAATCGGCTCCGAAGGCGTTTGTAACCGGGTTTCCGTTTAAGTTTCCTGCAATATCCCCTGCCCAGCCAGGGGCGGGAACGGTTCGAGTCACATTTCGAACCCAAAGTTTATGATTGATCGTATCTAATGCAAAGCCGAAAACCTCCCCTACCGCTGCCGGGCAGCCTTGAGGAATGCCACCCATTCGAGTAGGACTTCCCCAACCCGGACAGGTTTCCGTTGAGTCTCCAGCCCGAGCAGTTATAAACGCTCCGCCTGGCCCCTGAGCAATGTTGATCGCTGTTGCCACGGTTCCAGTGAGCGGAGTCGAGGCCAAACAAACCCCGCACAGAACTCCATATCCCGCCGTACCGTCCCGACCAGCAGTATCGACCGTCATCTCCCAGTAATACTTCCCAGGAGGCAGAACTCCCGGTGGAGTCACTGGAATCGGCGGATCAAGAGGATTAGTCCAAGGCGGAAGCGATCCCTGACCGGCAGCATGGAGAAGTATCGAGCGGAATCTGAGTCCCTGTTGAAGCCAGCGACCATACATAAATTCTTCAAACTCTGCGTCGTTCGTAATGAACCGACAGAGGTAGTAATAGGAAAACGAAATTGTGACTGTCGCTCCATTTGCCGGTGGGGTTGTAAACTCTAACGTGGTTAAATCGGCACTGATGGTCCAGTTTCCAGACTCAGGAACCGCCACATCGTTGACGAAAACCGTTACAGACTCTCCAAGGTTAATTCCCCCAACTGGTTCGGTATATGTAAGAGAGTTAAGCGTAATGGTTCGAAGAAGCCGAAAGTTCTGCGTCGACCCATCGCCTAGGCCCAGGGGCTGTTTCGTCCGACTTGCATCACTTGTATCAGTAAAGTAAAAGAACCCATACTCCCCTGAACAGGCCGCAAAAAGCCCCATGAGTTGTTGAACGTCGGTCTTTCCAGAGAAATAGCTGAAGGGAATCGTGTTCTGGGTCTGATCCCGAAGAATCTCATAAACCAGTTCAAACTCCCAAACGGGAAGATACTGTTGAAAGTTCGTTACTTCTCGCCCAGATTTGGGGGTTTGTACTGTAGTCGCAAACGTTGGCCGCTTATGGATTGAAAATCCGTTCAACGCTGGCATGACCGGAAAGGTCATCTTTTACGCCGCCCGCCAACCATTACGGACTGCATTCTCAACGTGGCCCATCAGGGCATTCCCATGCTGGCGAAGCAGGGCATCAAATGCGCTTCGGGATGCGTAAGGATGATACCCCGTCACGTTAGCGTTGTAGTTCAGCACCGCACCAGGTTGGTTATTATTCGTATACTGCTGCCGGCTAATCATGTTCTGAAGCCCAGTCGACAAGTGCGCCGGAAGTACCATTTCCTTTGGATGAAGGATCGAGAGTCCACCACCCGAAATCATCCCACCAGCAGCGGAAGGTACAATTCCGCCCTGTTCAAACAACATTCCAATCAGCGGAATAGATTTGAAAATTCCTCCAATCCCACTTCCCACCGCAGCAGACGATTGCGCGGTTGAGTTCGCTGTGGTGGCAGTTGTATTCAGAGTCGTTGCAACCGTGTTCGCGGTATTTGCCCCTTGCAACAACGTTGTCACGCTCGACGTTGCTTTCGCCGCATCGCCAAACAGGCCGAGCGAAGATCCTGCGGTTCTGACAAAGCTCGTAAGCTGGGTAATAACTCCAACTGCTCCCAGAGCCGCCCGAGCAGTTGGCGAAAGTTGCCGACCAAAGATCGAAGCCGCCGAGGCGGCGATGCCGAGACCTTGAGTCAAGAGCCCTAAATTACTCGTCATGGAAGACGTAGTAGAAGCCGTTCCTGTCCCTGAGCCTTGTTTCTGGGTGTTCTGACTGAGGGCTTGCGTATTCTGAGTAATAGCTTGTTTCTGCTGGTCGGAGGTCTGCTGAAGCGTTGCAACCTTATCGCTAAGTTGCTGATTGGTAGAAACTACGTCCGAATTTCCTTGAGTGACACCTTCTTGAATGGCGACCTGGCCGACAGAGTACGCTTCCTTGTTTCCTTGCTCAACTCCTTGGGCCACCGAACTCGGATCGACCTTAACCGTGTCCGTATAGTTCGGCCGCCGGAACGTGAGGTTGGAAATGTCCCGAGTCTCTTCCCCGGCAGGGTTACTTGCTGCTCCCTGCATGTGGGAGGACATAACCGGAACCCGCCCGCCAGAAACTGGGCCAGTGGCGAACCCTACGTGACCTGTATCGCCCCAGCCACTCGGCGGAGCATAGAAAACATCCCCTTTTCTGACATCATCCGGAGAAACCGGAGATCCGTAATTCTTGAAGCTCGAAGCAAGTCCTGAACCGGAACCTTGGACTCCAGCCTTCTCCAACGCTTGATTGACTAAAATCGCACAATAGTTCTTGAGCTTCTCGCCCGTATGAGTCAGAGCTTCGCTGACCGCCGCAGAGGCTTGGGAACTTGGAGAATCTAAACCCAGTTGATTATCGTTGCTTGCTCCTCGACTAAACCCGCCTGGAACTCCCCGCTTATCTGCCAGCCCAACCAACGCCGAACTGGCTTTGGCAAATTCCTGAACAGAGTTCTTAAACAGTTCCGACGCTTTCGACTGGGCGTCGACGGCCTTTTGCATCTTGTCGGAAACGCCTTTCAGCGCCTCCGTACCTGTCGACTCTTTCGTCAACCCGAGCTTGTCGCCAATCGCCCGACTCAGAACCGCACCGATGCCCGTGTCGGTCATGCCCTCGGTTTTGACACCAAGAACACTCGCAAGTCCCTTCCCAGCGTACTGTGATCCTAAATGGCCAAGTTCCGTTGTTATCGACTTGACGATGCTTTTTCCAAATTCCTGGAACGCTTGCTGTCGAGTCTGAGACCTTGTGATCCCTGCATCGAGGAGTCTTTCCATCGCCGTTCCAACGGAATCAAACATCGTCTGGAACGACTTGAGCTTCTTCGTATTTTCGGCTTCGATGGCTTGAGTCAGTTTCTCTTGTGCCTGAAGCTGTTTCTCAGCATCTTTCTGATAGAGTTCCGCCAGGTGATCGTAGAGCCGGACCTTTTGAGCTTCTGTGAGTCCGTTTGTTTTTAACTCCGCCTCGACCCGACGCTCCTCTTCCGCCATGACGGTTTGGGTAAATTCAGCCTCTTTCGCCGCCATCTGGTCTTTCGACATGGCGTGCTGGGCAACTTGAATCTCTAGCGCCGCATGGTTTGCCTGGATGCGCAGGTTGTCCTGACGCTCCATCGAGGAATTAAACTCAGTAACTCTCGTAAACGCCTGGGACTGGGCCGATTCTAAGTCACGAACCTTTTCGCGCTCAATCTGAGCATTAACGGCCGGAGCCTGTCCGGTGCGAACAGCGGCTTGACTCAACCTCGCATACGCTGCGAGAATTTGATCTACATTTCCTTTTGCTAACTCTACTTCCGCTCGTGCATTGTCCCTGGCTTCTTGGAAATTCTTATTGTTGAGTTCCCGTCTCAGGTTGGCCAGTTTGATTTCTTGCCGACCTATTTCCTCTTTAGCAGTTCTACCCGCAGCAACGCCCGCTTTAATTTCTGCAAGCGCATCTTCTTCCGCCTTGATCCGTGCTTGTGTCCCACGGGCTTCTTCTGCCGCTACCGCGTGTGCATTATCAATCTTTATCCGCCGAGTCTCATCCGACTGTTTCCGTTCCGCTTCTTGAAGCGCAGCCTTTGCCTGTTGAACACTTGGATCTTGACTCGGATCGCCACCAGGAAGGCGAATTTCCGACATCCGCCTTGCTTCGTCGAGCCGTTTCTGTGCTGCCTGGGTTTGAATGGCTAGGTTAGCATGTTGCGCCTGTGCCTCAGCATTGATCCGATTCATTCGGAGCTGATGTTCGTTCTCCTCACCAGATTGAGTCTGCTTCCTCTGGTCGGCTTCTAAGTTCTTTACCGCATTGGCCGCCCGCTGCGCTGCAGTCGGATCACCATACTCTCCAACTTCGCCAGCAAGCCGAGACACCCCCGCCTGAGCGTCCTTAATTCGATTCAGCGCCGTTACACGATCGTCAAGACTTCTATTTCCCGTCTTGATTGCGTCCGCTTGTGCCATCATCTCGCCGATGTTCTGGCGAGTAGATTCGTTCAGATCTTTCGTTGCGTCGTGAGCCTTCGCAATCATTTCCGCGGTGGTATTCATGGCAGGATTAAACGTCCCACCAAGCCCCGTACCGCCGTCCATAAACGCGCCGGACAACTCAACAAAACTATTTTTAAGTAGATTCGTCTCTCTTCCTGCCTCCATAATTTGGCCCTTGCCAAATTCGGAGACAACAAGTCGGTAAGCCTGAGCCACGTTCGTAATCGTTCGAACAGTCTCAGAAAGCGTCATTCCATTCGAACGGATAACGCCTTCTAGTCCGCGTTGGCCTTCAACAAACTTGGCCGCCGCTTCGGGACCGTGCTCTAACGCCTTCAAAAACGGCTCAATTGCTTTCTCAGCAGAAACGTTTTTCAGTCCAGCTAAGGACTGTGCAAGGGAAATTATCTCTGTCCGGGTTTCCTGAGTCGCAGCGGGGAGTTTCGTAGCAAGTTCGACCTGAAGGTCTTTAATAGTTCCGGCGTATTCGTTACCTGCTGCCTTTGCTGCGTCAAACTCTTTTGCAATATCGCTTCGAACTTGCGGACCAGCGCCGAGTCCTTTTAAGGCCAACTCAGCAGCGGTGTCGCGAATTGAAGCTATGCGCTGATGGGCTTGTTCAGCAGCATAGGCGATTGCACCCAATGCTGCCACACCTGCAACAGCAACCGCGCCCCACGGAGTCATCAGAGCATTGATGCCTTGCTGCAACAGCCCTGTGTCTCGCAAGAAGGCCGTTGCCGACGCAGTCATAGCCCCGCGTTGGCCACGCTGGAACTCGTCGAACAGCGCAATAACATGCCGCATACCTTGGCCCATACGATTTGAGCCATGGTCGACATTTTCTACTAACTCCTTAAAACTCCTTTCATAACCGTGGATGTTTTCAGCAGCGTTTTTTGGAAATAGAAGATCCTCTACCCGACTTGCAGAAAGACTGGACTGTGCCTGCATATATCGCTGAACGCGTTCCTGCGCCGCCGCGAGTTCAGTCGTTGCACGAATCTGTTCTCTAATTGCAGTAGTTTGCCGTTGGTAATAAACCTCTCCTGCATGTTCGCCATACTTGCGAATAATGGAGTCGTGCTGCACTTGAAATTTTCGAAGTTCATTCGATAAATTTCTAACAACACTTGACGCATCGTCCTGGGCACTAAGTTCAATTCTCACGTTATCAGGCACGATCAGGCGTCCTTCACAGCGTTGGTCAACTGCTCAACGATCCAGGGCTTGGAGTCAAGAAGATACTGATTCAAATGCTGGGCGGCCTTGGGGAAAGGATGATTAAGCACCTTCGGGGCGAAGACAATCTCTCCGGACTTGGAAAGAAACCGAAGCACTTTAGCTTTTGTTGGAAAGATGGCATAAACGCCAGGCTTGTCTTCAGCTTCGATGAAACCGACAACTGTCGATCCGATTTCTTCCACCCCAGACGTTACCAGTTTCGGATCAAGGAACTTCAGCGGAACCTGATCCTTCATCCCTGCTCGAAGCTGGTCGAAAATATCCTCGTACTTTTTCTTGAGTGCGTTTCGAATAGCTGCTGGGAGTTTGTCCAGGTGAAAAATAGCTTCTTCCGCAATGACCCGAACGGTTATCATTTCTTTTTCGCCGCTTCCTCAAACCCTTTGATAATGTCGAACATCATTTTTGTGTTCTCGACTGCAGCCTTATGCTTGGCTTCAGGAGCTTTATACCCCAACTGTGCGGCAAGAAGCCAGTCTCCTGGAGGATTATCTGTCCAAGCCTTATGAAAAAGCTGGTAGTCCTTCAGCGTTACGGTTCGCTTGAGGTATCGGAGGTCTGGAATTCGGAAAGCGACGGCGAGTTCGGCGGCGATTCGTCCGATGTCCCAGTCCCAGGGCTCGCCCCGGCTTCCTCCGATGCTAAAGGGTCGGTAGCAGCAGCGTTCTCAAACCCGCTGAGGGCCAGCAGTTGGTTAAATGCCGGCGTAATTCCATTTGCTTCCTTGACCGTACAGGACTTCATCCATGCTTCGGACATGGGAAGGTAGTTGTCAACATTCCCCATCTTCCGGGCTATGATTCTCAGGACCGTCGAGGCATATTCGGTCCAATACATATCGGAATTGAGGGCTCGAATATCTTCCCTCGATTGTTCCAAGTCCCACAGACTGAGGGCGGGAACGCGAATTTCCCTGCCCCCAATCGTGAACGGAACATATTCCCCAACGCCAAGAGTGGCGCCGGTTTGTCCATCGTCGTGTCCGTTTCCGTTTCCATCGGCCATGATAGAAGCTCCGGTTAAGGTTTCAGATTCAGACTTAGTTGCTGGTGTTCCAGGTGCCGACGTTGCCGCTCGCGTCTGCGAATGCCGAGAAGTCGATGTCCTGAAGCACGTAGTCGTCGATCCGAGTCGGGAACGTGAGCCGGCTCGAAACGCATTTGTTCAGGACCAACACGACCTGATTCCCCTCGAACTGCTGGAACAAGGTCGCAGCGAACTGGGGAGTTGTCCCCATGAACGGATTGCCGATCGCGATGTTGAACCCGGATGAAACGTGATATGTGTAGTTCACGCAGAAGGCAGACCCAGCATCCGCGGTGGCGAAGACATAGACCCCGGTGGAAGGATTCCAGTTGTATTGTCCGCTGCCGGGCGCCCCGGTAACGTAATTCAACTGGTTTCCGCCCGAGAGGTAGAATGCTCCCTGGTCGACGAGTGGTGTCGAGCCCGAGTTCGCCACGGTGTAGGAGAAGCCCGAGGTTCCCGCCGCGACCGACTCGTTGTAGGCGTATTTCAGCGCCCCAGTGGCGAGGGTCTGACCGAAAAAGATCTCGTTATACATCGAGCCCTTGATTTCGGCGACCTTCGCCTTGCCCGTGATCTTGGTCTTGCCGCGCGCGACGTCGATCGGGAACTGCTGCGTCGCGAACAGTTCCTTAATATCGCCGGCAAATTCCAAGTCGATATTCTGAAGGGCACCGAATCGAACCGGGGTCTGATTCGCGATGTCATTTCGCGACCCCGTCAAGATGCCTGAACCAAATCCGAACTCCATCGTCGTCTCCCAAGTTGGGGTTGCGAAATTGAAACCGTGTCTGTTACTGAACCTTGCCCAGTTCCTCCTTCAGATACGTCCGCAGGGCATTGAGCGAGCCCATGACGTGGTTCCAGGCTTCAGTCGCCTGGGCCAACGGAGAATTATACAAGTGGCCGCTGGTCCACTTTCTGATTGCCTCCTCGATGGCGGAATTCGTGTCAGGTGCCGACGGCGCCGCCGGGGCTGATTCTGTCGGCGCCGCATCCTCGCCATATCCCGTCGTGGTTTCTGTCTGAGTCACATCCGTTGGCCCCGGCCCCGGCGTTGTGCCATCGTCTGGAATGATCCGAGTCTCGGGGTTTGTTCCGTCCGACATCTCATTCTCCTTTATGGAAGTAGAATCCTAATCGGCATGATCAAAAGCGCCTGGTTGTCAATGTCTCCAGGATCTCTAATGAACATGCCATCTCTACGGTCGATGCGACACCAACCGTTATTGGGAGTCAACAAACCTCCCAAGGTAAGCTCGTTCCGAAACGGATCGTCAGGTTGAAGAACCGTTTCAATGGCGGTTTCCATCAAGTCGAGAAGGTCATCGCCAACAATAGATTCCTCTCCGGTCGGCGCATAGCACCAAACACCCATGTTCAGAAATCGACGGGTCAAACGTCCCGTTCCATACTGTTCATAAGTCTCATGATGCTGAACCAGAAACATCGCCGGCTGGTTGCTCGGATCAATATTGTTAAACAGCTTCAACCGGCGCGAAGTTTGCGCCCAAGTCGTAAAGCCGTTGATCGGAACCGAAAACGTAGCCGATTGGAGTCGGGTAAACAAGGCGCTCTTTATGGCGGCCCGATCGACTGGAAGTCCGGGCATCAGGCGATCTCTCGCTCGGCATGGGCTTGGGCATACTCGGAAGCCTCTTCAACAGGCATACACCTTTCCCCATCCCAACGAAACCTCACTTCATCAATGATGACTTCAATCCTGGCGCCTTTGGAAATGACTTCGGAGAGGTACGCCTGAACGTGGGAGTTTTTCCACGCCGCAGGGTATGCTGGATCGACCTGGACATAAAGCAAATGCGGATCGTCCCGATCAAACGGCCCAAGAACCACATGGCACATATCGGGCCGAAGCATCCGACTGCCACGTTTGGTTTCATCCTCAAGTCCCTGAGACGCGAGCCAAACGCACTTCCATTGATGGCAGGCGGTGAGTTTCGGGTCGGTTTCTTTTTCCCTATGAACCGCACAGCCGCCGTGGAGTCCCGTGTGCCAACACAGCATCCGAGCAGGTTTGCCGATGTCAGGGACAGCGAGAAGTTTGCAGCAGAGATTGCACGCGCCGCAATCAGCCATTGACTAATTCCGGCCGAGGAACCAGAAGGCCGCTTTTTGTGGTTCTTTGGGCCTCAACATGTTTATGGACCATAGTTCCGAAGCTGTTCACGAGTCCTTCGACCGTGGCTGCCCTTGCCCCAGCGGGCTCGATCATTGCGACCACAGAAGCGAGATGGTTCAGAAACATCTCGACCACGTTGTGGGTTGGAACTCCAACCTTCAGCGCCTCTCTCGCCCCCGCCGCGATCGAATGCTCAAGAGGATCGAGAATGAGTTTTCCTATATTCCCAGGAAGCTGAACAGGTTCCGGGCTAGTGTCATTGGCCATGACTACACCGCCGCTCCTATTGCTGGAGGAAGAACAGAAATATACGCGCCGAGACTTCTGTTCACATAGTCATTCAGCGCGGTGTCGGTATAGGCGATCGTCTCCTGTCCAGCAAGACTCTTAGATCGGACACCGGCACGAGTCCGATAGCTTGCCCGGTCTGCAATTACTTCCAATGCAACCTGTTCGATGTCGTATGGGATAAATCCGTAGGAAAGAAGTAGATTCTGGCTCGCATCGTCAACAGAAAATTGATAATACAAAATCGGCATCAACCCTTCCGGGTTCGGTGGAACATATTGGCCAACAGTCGGCGAGTCCGCCACTGGAACCAACGCCACCCCGGTATCGGCATAAACGACTCCCTGATCGCTCGCCCAATTTCCCTGAGGAATTAAAGGCGTGATTTGATACGTTGTCGCATCAACCGTTCCAGGTTCATCAGTGATTTGATACCCGGCAGAGTAATTGACAACTACGTTCTGCCTTCCGCCCCAATACCTTGTTCCGACCAATTCCAAAACCGCCGGATTTCCAGGAGGTATTCCATTCCAAGGTTGATAGCGAAAGCCAAAACAGAAGCCAGGTCCGTCTCCCTCCTGAGCCGCCTGAGAAATAGACTGGCCAGAGACAGACAAAGTCGGTAGGCCCAGAACCGGATAATTTGGAAGAACGAGTTGCGCCGTTCCGGTTCCGTCGAACTGTTCGGAATAAGCTCGGGGTAAAAGGCTCGTCCGGTTCAAGATCGACCGAATCGACATCGAAGCCCGAGTAATAAGCGGCGCTAAGACAGCATCACTCGGAAGTGGGTCAACCCAAAGCCTCGCTGCTGAGAGAGTTGTCAAATCGCCGCTTGCCAGAGTCATGGAAACTTAGCCTTTCTTGCGGGAAGAAGTCTCAACACCGATCATGGGAGTTTCGGAAGAGGCTTCCGATGTTTCCGTTCCCTTCTGCTCCTGCTCGAACTTGAAGTTGTTCAGCTCCGTCTTGGCTTCATGAAGCTGAAGCATCAGGTCAGAAACCCTCTCGTTCAGCTCCGCAATGCTTCCTCGCAGGTCGGAATTTTCATTCCGCAAGTTCTCGTTCGCAATCGCGAGATCGGACGTTGCTGTGGTCAGAGCCGTCGGCGGCAAATCATCCGGATGATCGACCGGAGGAACCCGAACAACACATTTCGTCAAGTCGATCAGACTCGGAACCAGATGGTCCGGTGCCCGAAAATATCCGTGCTTCTCTTCGTCGTGGACCTCCGCAACGAAGTTCATCTGCTCAACGGATACTTCCGTGACACCTTCTGGGAACATCATCCACATCGAAAATCTCCTTGGCCATGATTAACAGAAAGAGAAGTAGGACCTAGAAAGACCAGCCGCGAAACCAGTCTAGAACACCATCGTGCCGCTGCTCGGGTTCTTGTTCGTCAGCAGCGCAAAGCTCGGCGTGAAGTAGATCGGGAACGTCTCGTCGACGTACACGCCGTATTCATACCGCCGAGTCGACCAAGGCCACTGGATCTGATAGTAGTCCTGCCGAACCTTCGCCTCGATCAAGTTGGCCACACCCGAGAGTTCGTAGGGCGACCTGTCCGACCAGAAGATCACGGTCCCGGGCGGAACGTACGGATGCACTTCGACATCGAGCGTGTTGCCGAAGAATTTGTTGTGGTAGGAGGTGATTCTCCGACCTGCAACGATCCGTCCGGTTTCCTGGTCGGCGTCGAACAAGATGCGGAAGCTCGACGCGTTGGCGCTTTGGGCCAGGAACGCACCCCAGATGTCCGCGGTCTCAACCGACGACACCAAGATCCGATCGTAGCCGAGCTTGTACTGGTCGTAAGCGGCGCGCAAGATCGCATCGAATTCGAGGATATTCGTCCCCGAGATCGTGACCCCAGTGTTGCCCGAACCCATCGTGTAGATAATCGAGCCGCTGGCCGACAACGTAATCCCCGAAGGCAGAATGGGATTGGTCGCCATCGCCGTTCCGGGCGCCGCGCCAGTGATCGAGCCAACGATCTGGGTCAAAACCCCGTCCGGGATCAGGATATCGGTCGAATTGTCCTGATAGTTCCCGGCGACCTGAAGATTGGTCATCGGCTGGCCGGAAGTCGACGGATACTTCGACAGGATCGCCTGGTTGCTGGGAGTAAGTCCAGCATAGTAGAGCGCATTCGCCGCGGTTCCCGCGAACCAAGCGTAGGCAGAGGCGCCCGTGACTGCCGCAACCGCCGCCGTGACGGCCTGGGTGCCGGTCGGAGCTGCCGACGCAACGGCCGAAGGTTTCGCCGAGCCACCGCCATAGGTGTCGGTTGAACCGTCGGCGTTGGTCTTGGTGACCTGCCCGAGCACACCACCCAAACCGGTCGTGGAGTTGTAGGTCGAATAACCCAACTGCCCCATGCCGGTGAGAGCAACACACGCGACGTAAATCGTCCCGTTGATGGTTCCGGTAACGCCCGAAACCGCACCAGCAACGAGAGCCGGAGTCGGTGTCGTGCCCAGCGGAAGCCCTGCGTTGCCATTGATGAGGATTTTCTCCTCGTCGATCATCAGGGATCGTAGGGAACTTTGGACCGAAAGCCCCAACGTATCCGGGGAGAGATTCCTTCCCGCGAGCCGCGCTTCGAATGTGACCGAGCTTTCGAAACCCAGGGTTCGGAATGCCGACAGCATGTCCTGTTCGGAAATCGCGATCCGGGCGCCGCGGTTGCCTTCCGACACGCCGCTCGACGCGCCGTTGACGTTGACTCCAGTGATCCGCTTCCAGTTGAACGCGGTGCCGCCATCGGCACTGACTCGCGGAAGCCGTGAAATCCGCGGAATCAATTCCCGATAGGGATAGAGCATCTGGACGACCGGGCGCAGGTCGTACCAAAGAAGGTTCGTTGCTTGCGCGATCGTATCGGCTTTAGCCAACCCGCCAAAGCGTTTGTCGATCATCGCCTGGAAGTTCTCATTCTCGAACAACGAGGCGACAAATTCGTTGCCGATACCATTCGGTCCCGTGAAGGGAACCTGCATCATGTTACCGTCGGGCATTCAAAGTCTCCTTGGATTGGGTTAAACGTGGGCGAACGTGCCCGACTTAGGAATTTTGTGCCTTGAAGCCGGCCCCTCCCTTGAAGTTGGGGTCGAACAGCACGCTCTTGCCGAAGGTGGAAGGATGAGTCAGCATGTTGCCGATCACCCGCGCGGTTGCAGCCGTGTGGGCGTGCTCGTCGCCGGACATCAAGGCAGCAGGATCGACGCCGTCGAACAGCGTTTTCGTCGCCTCGTTGTTTGACGCAGCATTCTTTCCGTTGCCGGAGAAGGCTTTCGTCACATCGAACGAATAGGGCCGGCGACCGGAAGGACCAATCGGCGCCCGTTCCAGCAATTCGACCTTGGCTTCGGCAGCAGCAGCCTTGGCGATCGCTTCAGCGTGGTCGACCGAAATCATGCCTTTGCTCTTTGCCGACTTGCCGGGATAGACGCCACCGTCGACCGGATACATCGGAGGTTCCGAACCACGCCCCGAACCCGGACCGGCAGACGTAAGATCGCTCTGATTCAGATCCTTCACTCCCGCAGGAACCTGGTAGAACTCGTTCCCGTCGGTGGTTTCCTGGCCCCGCTGGCCGGCGCGAGAAGCAGCCTTCTTCAGCTGACCATCGGCAGCCTTGATGAAGGTCTTCATGGTCGTCAGCTCGCCGAAGGCTTTCTGAAGCGATCCCATGACCTTGCCCATGTCGAAGTCGCCGTCGTCATCCATCGGCGGCTTCTTGCCGGCCTTGATGAGAGCTTGTTTCGACAAGTAGGCCGCCTTCAAGACCTTGTGGGCGTCCTCGATCGCCGCAGCCGCGCCACCGCGAGCCTTCTTGACCTTCTTCAAGTTCCCCCTGGCGTCGGCCATGCGAGCCGCCCGAGTCATCGGAGAACCCTGCCGAGCCTTCTGGACGACATCCGCCATCCCGTTCTCGATCAGCCACTTCGTCAACGCGTCACCCTGTACTGTCATCGTTCTGTCCTCAGAAGGTTGCACAAATTTCAAGTCCAAAAAATCCTCGTCCGCGCCATTGCCGCCTTTCTGAAGGTCGAGGTCGACCTCAAGCATCGACTCATGGCCAGATCGACGCTTACCCAAAGAAGCCCCATCGCGGCGAGGCTTCTCTCCGGCGTCCAGGGTCAGAAAGGACAGCTCGGACGCAGGACTTGGGTCAAGTTTCAGAAGCGAGTCTTCGGCGGACTGGATCAACGCCGAAGCTTCTTTCTTTTTCCAGTTGTCGGGAAGTGTGACTCCGAGAGCTTCCGCCCGCGCTTTGATATGCGCCCGAGCCTTGGAAGGGTCTTTCGCCCGACCCACAGCTTGCCGGGCATTGGCAAGATCAGACCGGTTGGCAATCGGAAAGGAACCGTCGGGAAGGGCAGCCCCAGTCCCAGCGAGTCGAGAACGTTCCTGTTCCGAAACCTCACGTTTCTTGATTTTTTCCGCCTTCTTCGCGGCTTTCATGCACTTCTTGCAGTCGAGAAGCCCATGTGCAGCGCATTTCATCGGAGCAGGAAGTGACAGTCCATCGTGAGCCGCCGGTGGGGCCTTCGCGAGAGTCCGAACTGCTTTCGCCATCTGGCCGAGAGCACGCGCTTTGGGGTCCCGGGGCGGAGAAGCGGTCTTGACGAGATAACCAACAGTCGAGTCGGTAAAGGCTTTCGCCGACTTGGCAATTGAAAACGGACATTCCGGGTTCGCTGGCCGGTCGACAATCGAAATCTCGACCAGGTCGATCTCGGTAATCGTGTTCCCGGTTTTGGCGAGCTTCCGCCCACCGATCGAATAGCCCTTGTAAACGCCTTCGAGAACCTTCTCCACCGCGGCCTTGTCGACGATCTTGGAAGTAAGGAACAGTCCCTTTTCGTCGACGTTGGCTTCTTTCGCGACTCCGACCGCTCGCGGCTGGTGCATTTCGCGAATGTTCCGCCAAGCCATATAACCCGGAAGGGCTTTTTTGACAGCATCAAGGCTGACAATTTCGCCATCGAGATCCAACGCCGGCGTTGACGCATAGCCCGAAATCGTCACCGACCCGTCGTTCTGCTTCTCAACCTTCGAAATCGGAAGGAAGAGTTTGAAATCATCCGGCATTTCGCTTACCTTCCCAAGAGGTTTTCGATCGAAGTATCGACACCAACCGTTCGGCGAAGTAATCCCCTGAACGAGGGTGCAAGAGCTTGGACCTCGAAACATAGAACAAAGCGAACAATGTTCCGACGTCGAAGATCTTGAAACATACCGAGCGGCGTCTTGACCAATTTTGTTCAAGGTACAAATTCTGGGTGTTGGCCCAAAAAAGACTTTGAGTCTAGTCTGGGCCACCCAGTCCGCGAAAGGCTCCAGTCAGCTAGGCTGTATGCTGTCACCAGCGGCACCCGTCGACAGAGTCGGTGGGCAGCCTCGGCCGACACGTAAGCGATTACGTCACGTGCCCAGTCGCGCCACCTCGGGCTGGCCGTTCCGTCAACGCAATCGAGTCCCTGAGCCGGCGAAAAATCGCCGCAGCCCGCCGCCTCTTTCAGTCGGCAAACTTGGCCCACTAGACCGCTGCGTATCTGAAGCGCAAATTTCAACGACCGAAACCTTATCTCACCAGGTATCCGGCGAAAACATGGACTCCCAGCAACAGGATCGCCACGAACGCGAGCCAGGTAGTCGCATAGGGCCGGTAGGGTTCAACCGGCTGGAAAGGCAGAAGGGCCAAGAACCAGAGGAACATGGTCACGACAAAAAGGATCTCGATAATCATTCTTGGCCCCCTTTTCTCTCCGAGTTGGCTGGTTCGCCCTAAGGCTGAAGATTCTGGGCGCCGGCGCCGGGCAGGAGTCCCGTTCGCAACTGAAGCAATAGCTGACTGATCATCGCCGTCGCGTCATTGTGGACGGCTGCACCGCCGTAAGTAATCACGTTCCCGGTCACGGGATTGACCAGAACCGCCAAGGTCGCCGCGTTGCCCTGGGCGTCTGTGACAGTGTAGGTCGTGGTGCTTCCCGAAGTCACTTTCGTTACCGTCGCCATCATACTCTCCTTTGTTGAAGGTTAGGCTCGATTCAAGTCCTTACGTGCATTGCGTTTGGAAACTGACTAACTAAAAGATTCACTGGCCTTCCGAACGGTCTTTTGGCAAAAACCGCAACGAAGTCCGACCAGCCTTCTGAGCCAGGTGGACGAATAAACGACTCAATGAGTGAAATTGGCTCCAGATTTCTCTCACCCCAACGGGCGAGAGCTATCCCTGCGTCGGGATAGAACCTCCAGGCGTCGATAGGATGATTATGGACTGCTCCTGCAACAGGAGCTGAAATGTAAATAAATCCTCCGGGCGCTACGATCCGACACATTTCGGAAAAGGTGAGCCAAAACATATCGTCGTGTTCGAAACAGGAAGTCGAAACGATGAGGTCAAATTCCTCACAAACAAATGGAAACCGATGCGGATCGTCAAGAACCACGTTCACGTTCGGGCCGGAAGAAATGTCAGTTCCGCAGTAGTTCATATCGTCAGGAACATAATCTTTTAACGTTCCATTGACATCGAACGAGCCCACGTCGAGGACAGACTTCTTCCCCGGCCCATAGGTTTCGAAGAATGCCTTCCCCGTCTCTCTGGCTGTATCATGCACTGATAAGAGTCCTTGCCTGAGTCCAGAACTCCGCCCACTCGGGCCTGGAACGAACATAGTCGTTCACCAGTTCGAGTCGGGAGAGAAGTTTGTCCGGGGAGAGGACTTTTCCCCAGTTGAAAATCCCATGAAACCCGAAACTTGAAACCCGTTCGGTTCGTTCGAAAGAGAATTTTCTTGCTTCTGACTCTAAGCCGAAGCTAAAGCCCAAGAGTTCCAGGGTCTTTCGATAGTGCCGGCAAATCGCCACGTCTTCGGGGTTCGCCAGTGGAAAAATTTGTTGGTTCTTAGCAATGAATTTCGCCAAGTCGGTTGATCGAAGGCTAAATCCACCGTTTCCGACGTTGAGCCCGTCCCGATGCCACCACGGAGCGCCGATGTAATCTCGATCCAGCCAATTCGGGTTCCAATTCCCTGCGTCAAGTACCCAACCGTCCCATTGAACGACGAGGAAATGACTGGTCTTGACTGTTTTCGGCACATCGTACCAGAGGATTTTTCCAACTTCTTCGAAAGATTTCGCCCCTGTGGGAATCACATCACAGAAGGGAAACTGTTTCCGATCGCTCCAAACCAGAATCTCCGCCGGCTCGATCTCACGAACTGTGTCCTTGATTGCTTCGAGGGCCAAGCTGTGACAAACCGTGTCAATGACCACAACCGTCACATCTGGAAGGGAGATCTTCATGGAGTCACCAACATCAGCGGGACCTCGAAAATTTTGATTCCGGTTCGTTCTTGTTCTCGATCTAACCAGAAGCTCCAGATTCGTTCGGACAGAAAGCCCAGAATCCGATGTTGGTAGGAGTTCTCAGGCACAGAAACTGTTCTCAGGAGGCTCTGGGAAAGATCCCACCAAAATTCCATATACCGGGCGAAAATCTCCCACCGAGTCAGAAAGATGTTACAAACATGATAGGAGTTTCGTTTGGAATATCTTTCAAAGTCAGGAACAAGCGCCAACATCTGGTTCCAGGCTTCGTTTCCATGAGCCTCGCAGAATTGTTCCCCGACCGTCAGATTCCGATTCATTTGCCAAGCCCTGGGGACGATCACGTCGAAGTCCTCAACCCAAGCGGGAATTTCTTCCTGCGGTTGGGGCTCTGTGACTTCAATCTTCGCCCTGGAGTCAGTGTTTCTCAGGTCCAAGTATCTCCGATAATGCTGGAAGCCGACCCAGAACATAGGATTTTTGTTCTTCCAGATCCAGAAGTGTGCCCGCATCTCAGCTAAGGTTTCAAGATGCGCGATGTTGTTTCCGATTGGCCGGCCGACAAAGATAGCCTGACAAGCGTCTGTGGACTCGTGCGGGCGCGCTTGGTGGTAAATGGTATAAATCACGCTGCAATCTTCCTCTGGACCAGACCCAGATTGATCTGGTTAATTGCCGCTGTGACTGGGCCTTTCCAATCGCCCGGAACTGATTGTCTGAAGATTCTCATTCCCGAGTACCAGGGCTCGCCCGATCCATTCTCAATGTTCCACCATCTCCAGCAGTTGGAGAATTGGGCTAGCATGAAAGTCGGTATGCCCAGCGCCCCCGAGAGATGGGCGACCGCAGTGTCAACTGTCAAAACCAGATCCAAGCCTGAAATGAATTTCGCCGTTTCGTAGAAATCTGAGAACATTCCGGTTTCGTCGGAAACAAGACCTTCAAGACCCAGGTTTGAAATGTCTTCTTCGTTGGTCCCTTTCTGAAGTGACCAGATTTTGAATTTCGGATTCTCGATCAGGGGGAGAAACAGCTTCAAGTCAGCTTCTCTTCGCCGAGCGTCCATCTCGGTTCCACGGCGGCCAGAAGCCCAACAGAGTCCGATGTTAAAATCAGACTCGAACTTTCTCGGTTCCGGGACCTTCAAATAAGCCTTTGATGAAACGTCCTTTGGCGAGTCAATTTCCAAATATCTCATTGCCGAATACATTGGACTCTGATAATCAAAGCCCTTCATGTTTTCTTCGTTCATGTCCTCAATCGGCAAGATGTTCAGGTTCCAATCCTGGGCAGAAAACAAGTTCTGAAGGGTTCTGGGAACTCCCAGAGTCACATCTGCCCAATCCCAGTCGGCGAGGTCACGAAAGAATCTTGAACACATGATCGTGTCGCCAAGACCTTGTTCGCCATGAATAAGGATTCGGGTTGCTGTCAGATTTTCTCCCTTCCACTCGGGAATGTGATAATCCCACGGTGGAAGGTGAACCAAGGTATCCCACCGGGACTCATACAATTCCCAACCTTGTTTCAGGTTTCCCAGGGCCATAAAGGCATGGGCTTTGTCGTTCTTGATTCCGTGACCCCTTGATCCGAGCTTCTCTGCGCGCTCGAACGCTGCGATCGACTGTTGATATTTTCTCTGCCTCAACAGACACAACGCCAGATTATGGTGGATGCTCGGAGACTCTGGACTCAGTCCTATCGCCTGATCGAAGGCATATTCGGCCAGGTCCAACCGCTCCAGCCTTGTTAGAAAGTTCCCCAACAGTTCCCAGAAGTTTCCATTGAAAGGAACCAGGTCGACGAGCTTCCAGGCTAATGCTGCTGCACCTTCAAGTCGGTTAGTCTCGGCCAACACGACGCACAGGTTCGCGATGGCTTGGACACAGTTCGAATCCAGTTTCAGAGCTGCGAGATAATGAAGCCGAGCAGCCTCAAGATCTCCTTGACTCTGAAACTCGATTCCCGTCTGTACTAGCGCAGCAGCGGTGGGCAACGGATCAGACTCCCTTCAGGTCACCGGCGAATTGAAGTTCGCGATGACGTTGTAGGTGTGGGTGCCGTTGGGCGCCGTCGACGGAGTGAAGCAAGCTGCAGCAGTTGCGACGCTCGCAACGCCCGAGTCCACGCCATCGACCTTCAGATCCAGGACCGAGAAATCGACATAGCCTGGGTCGGCCATGACGCCCAGCTGGTTCAGCGTGTCCATCTGGATTCCTGGGCTGGCGCCGCCGGCGACCGCAGTAACCACAAGCGAATTCAGCTTCACGATGCCCTTGGAGATGTTCTGACTCAGAACCGTGCTCGCCGCAGTCACGGCCGAAAGATTGTCGACCGTGGTGGTTCCATCGAGCGCAATGTAGGAAACTGCGACATTTCCCGCCGTGATGGCAGAGGTCCCGGGGTCAATTCGAACGGAAGCTAACCTGGCCACATCCGGCTGGTTGGCGATCGTCTTGGTGCCGTTAGAAAACGCCGTTGACGCAACCAACTGCCCGACCGCGCCGGCAGCGGGAGTGGTGATGGTCTGTTGCCGAGTCGTTGCTCGAACGTAGCTGCATCCTGCCGCGAGCAAATTTGCCGCGTCCCGGGTGTCGACGGTAATGAGGCCGTCTGCCGGGACTTGCACATTTCCCGAAAACCCGGTTTGAATCAGTCCGCCGATCGCGGCGGCATTCAACTGCACTGTCGACATTTACCTTCTCCTTTAGGTTTGAGTATTTGCCATGTTTATGGATGCCAGAGCATCGAACCAGACAATGTTCCGTTTGCCGGTTCGATGTTCACAACATAGCGACAGTCGGTCAGTATCCAGTTCTGATATTCGTTCCAGCCGAACGAAGGACAACGGTCGGGAGCTGGGGCGCCCGTTGCCCGGAACGTTTGCCAGGCTAAACGTCCCCAACCACGGCCAAGGAAGATGCGTTCGACAAACCGTTCAACCGGATTCAGGTGTTCGCTGATGATAGTGTCTATCGGTCCGATGTTGGGATAAGAAACCGTCGCCTTACAACCTCGTTCCAGGACCGAATAAGATGTCCATCCTTGAGAACAGTCAATCGTGTCGGTCCTCAACGCTACCCAAGAGATCGGTGTTGTCGGTACTCCCAGATGCTTGGTGCTGGTGATATGGACTATGTTTCCTTGGAGGGAATAGACTTCCCCACCGTCACCGTTGGAGTCGACAAATTCACCCCAGGGAGAATAGCTCCAGGCCGTGATCGCCGTTGTTGGCCCGGTTAGAAAGCTGTCCTCGGCCTGGACATGTCCAAAGTCGAACCTACGATAAACCATTCCGTCGGTTCCTGAGAGTGGAGTCGAAACATTTCCGTCTGGCTTCTTCGACTGTGCCAGATACGCCATTGGGTCGGAGATTGTTACTGGACCTGTTCCAATTCCGCCTTGCCCGCAAGCACTAAGAAACAGCAGCAACAATGCCCCAGCAAAGATTCTCATCTCCAATTCCCCCATGGCGGGTCCATTCCCGCGTAGATTGGCTGAAACCGGAGGTCTTGCAGCAGACTGTTGGTAATGGTGCTCTTGAGCACCATGCCTGCCTGCCGAGCGTTCATCTTGTCCCTGTCAACTGCGACTTGTAAGGCCGGATGGTCGCGAAGCTCGGGGATTACATGGTCGGCTGAGACGAAGATAAAGTAGCCCGGCAGGAAGGTATGAGTCACCGTTGGGTTTCCATCTCCATCGGTGCCAGCGACATCCTGACTTGCTCTCCAAACCTGAACGCCTGGAATGATGACGCTCAGTTGGAACTGCGCTTGCTGGGAGTCGTCCAACGCCATGTAATGCTGCACGACAGGATCGGCCTTGGCGGCGGCCAGCGAGGCGAATTTGAACATGGCGTCGATCTGAGACATTACAGAGTCAGTCTTTGTAAAGATATATTCGACAAGTACGTAGTTGGCCACAGCATAATTCGACGAATATATGCATTTGCGAATCCCGCCACTCCGGCTCCAAAAGTGCCAATACTTATGGTTGTAAGTCCAGTAAGAGTTCCCATGTTAATGGAGGAACTAACTACGCCCCCGTTTGACGCAAATGCACGTTGTCCTGGCTGCGACGCATATGCAGCCTTTACAAGAGTATTTACTATATAGGGGCCACTACCGTCTAGGCGGGGATTTTGTGCCCCCGCAGATATAACGCTGGCTCCCGAAGCATTCTGCCCAGAGGCACTATTGACCAATAATGTGTTTCGGTTATTTGCTGTACCGTCACTAACATCTAAAATTGCAGGAGTACCGTTGTTGGTTAAGCTGACGAATTGGGCACCAAGCGTTTGTACGTTAGTCACTGTTGACGGGTTGGTTAGTGTCGCTTTATCGGCCGCTCTCGTAGCTGCTGCATTGGTAGTGCGGATTGGACTCGTAGCGAATGCGCCAAGTTCAAGCTGGGGCCAGCCAATCAGCAAGGTAATGTCAACGGCAACGCCAGAATTGTAATTGATCTGAATGCCCGCGCGGACGAAGGCTGTCGAGGCGTTGTTTGTCGTCTGTGTGTTGACGATCCTAGTTGTGGCAGTCGGTCCTAAAGAGGGCAGAAAATTAAGACCGTTCAAAGCTGAAAGAAAGCCACCCCCGCCGGCATACTGCTGGATCACAGGGAAAACAGTATTTACGTTGGTAGCGCCCGCCGCCACCCCCATGAACAAACTTTCTGTCCATGTCTGTCCGTTACTCGCAGCGATTTGAGTAGTTGCTTCTGTGTAGATAGACGAAAAAGTACTGCCAGATGTTCCCGCCAGTCTAATGGCAATAAACTCAATTCCGTTAACAGTTCCAAGTTGGGTGACAGATGAAGTCAGTCCTGTACCCGCGTTTATTTGCCAGTTTAGGGGTGCAGTTCCTGGAGTCCCAACAACTGCACCCTGCATCGAATTGTTGCGGATGCTGTTGGTACGCGCTTCTTCGACCAGAAGCCCCTTGCCACCGGGAGTAACTGCTCGCGCTGTGTTCGCCGAGAAACTTGTCCAATTTCCCAACTGATCGTCGGCATAGCCAACCGATGCTCGGCTAGTGGTGATGAAGTTGCTGATTGCAGAGTTTGCGCCAACCCCGTCTTGCCGATAGACGCCGTTGACGAAATCGAAGTCGAGCAAAGGTGCTGGATACCCTGTTAGCAGAGACAGGTCTTGTGGAGCCGTAGCAAGCATTAGTTTTGCACGACTTCGAGCAAGAGAGTCAGAATTTCCTGGGCCGTTGGGGTGTAGGCGCCTCGGGCTTCCAGGAGTCCGTAATAGATATCCGCTGTGAAGATGATTTCGCTTCCAGTGTTGGGAACACCATTTCCTGACGCCCCGTCAGTGAAGGCCCGATCACAGGTCACATCCATCGAGCCAACGTAGGCTCCAGCTTGATCAGTCAGCCAAGCTCCGCCATCACCGTTGGAAGGAGTCGGCGCCACAGAATATAAATGCAGCCGGAAACTTGCGTTGGTAATTCCAGTTCCATTCTTTCGGAGCCGCACTCGTCGGATCATTCCGCCCTTTCCCGCGAGACGGGAAATAGCAAAGCTCATTGGAACGACCGAGCCGGCTGCTGTGTTGTTGGCAACTAATTGGCCAACAACATAGGGAGTCGAATTGTTGGGTCGGGTAAAGCTCGCCGAGACCCGAGCAACGAAGCCGCCGACTTGTCCAGTTACGTTCGCCGGATTTGTAGACGATACCGGGCCATAGATGGGTAGCCCGTTGGAGTCGAGATTTCCGGTTGGCGCCAAGAGGGCACTCGCCGGGACTGTACCGCCTTGAGGAGTCCGATACCAACTTCCGTCTGGGACTACGGCCATTTATATTGCTCCGAGTTCGAGCCAACGCGCACCAGGGGAAGGCTTCTTCTTTTTCTTCCGTTTCTTTGGGAGTCTGTTTCCAGTTGAGATTAAATTGGTCGCGGTTGAAACCGTGTCGAGCTTTTTCAAACTGTCGGGAAGATCTACCGGAGTCCCAACGTTCTGGTCAGAAAGAGGTTCTTTCAAATCGCCGGTCTTTAACCAAGCCTTGAGTTCGTCCATCGAGAGTTCAGTAATCGCTGAAATTCGATCATGCCCGTGGTCGTCGAAATGCGACTTGAGCCAGTCCTTCATCGCGGTCTTGAGCTTCTTGTACCCGATGAAGACCTTGTGCTCGTCGAACTTCTTAGGCTTGCCTTTTTTGGAAACCCGTCTTTGGTCGATTACCCAAACTGTTTCAGAATTGGGATTTTTGCCCAGGTAGACGTCGACCGAATCACCGTCCGCTCCCACGGTTCCGCGAATGTAACCATATGGGGCCGGCATTCTGACTTGCCACTTCTTCCCACTTGTGTCTTTCTCCCCTCGAAGGGAACCTTTGTTATTTTCGATTGAGATGTTGAGTCCCTGAATCCAGATGTGCCCCTTGGGATAGTTACCCGCAGACGCCTGACTCGGACTCAAATCATCCAGATGCCCTTTGGCTTGGTCTGCGGCGGCTTGTAATTCTGCCTTGGTGGCTTTGTCCAATTTCGCCGTCGGAACTGGACTCGAATTGGGAGGTCGATTTGGCCCCCTAATTGGCCTGGCCCCAGCAGGAGACGAAGTAGAGTCGGGTTTCGGCTTCGAGCCAGGCGCACTTGACTCCGAGTCCGATCCTGCTTCAGTCCCTGCTGAGGTTGGCGGAATAAGTTTGCCTTGAACAACGTCCTTCAACGGCACCGCGCCGTTGGCGGTGTAGACCAGGAGAACGTTGCCGTCTGGGTCAGGTTCTTCGCCCCGCTCTTCGCGGATTTCGTTGATTGTTTTGGTTCCAGAACGAAGCTGTAGGTCGTATATCTTCGCCGCTTTTTCTTGATCTGTTTCGGGCTGAGGCAGAAATACGAACTCGACGTCGTCGAAACCGAACTTTTCAATGATTGGGTCGATGATGTCGTCTTTCCACCACGACATCAAGGGATAAAGACCCTCTTGTTCTGCGACCTCTTGAACCGTTGACGCTGTGCCTCGGTTGGTTGCCTTCACAAACGGAGTTGGCGAGACCGAGTACGCGTAACAGGCGAGGCGAATCAGAGTCTCGTCTCTTTGACTCCAGAGACTTTCGCCCGAGGAATTCTTGATGTCGAAGGGCTTCATCCCGCCGGGGAGAAATCTCACATGGGACTTGAGCTTCAAGTTCCCTGACAAAAGCGCATCAAAGTGTGCCTGGAACATGGCGATCTGCCGGGGCGACCATGCGTCGGGAACGGTCACCACTAGATCGGGAAGAGTTCCTTCCTGCCAGAAGTTCCGTTGGTAGTTGGTCTTGAGAATCGCCTCGATTGCTTCTTGGAGAATTTGCTCGGTCGGTGGGAAGCCAAACACCGGAAGATCCGGCCTCGGTCTCATCGGAACATACATGAGTTCCGACTCGTCGAGGTCGATCATCGGCAGACCGTAGATGATCTGCTGAAACGCAGGCTGTCGACGAAGGTACTCTATTCCATCGTCGCCAAGTTCAACGATCGACTCGGGCCGACGACCAGCATCGTCGATGAGTGGGAAGATGGTGGCTCCGTCCAACGCTTCCGCGGTAAGGGGTCTTCCCTTCCGGTCCCGAGAGAAGTAAATCGTCGGCGCATCCAGAACAAACAAATCGTCTAGAATCTTCCGACTCCACTGACCGTAACTCAGCTTTCCATCTGGCCGACGGAAGAACTTCTTCATCAGGTCAATAGACGCTGAGTCGCCTTTTGGCTTGCCTTTGACTTGGATGTTCCAAGGAATCCGAAGAAGCTGGTCTTTTCTGGTTTCGATGATGGTCGCAAGCACGCCCCAGTTCGCCCGCATCGCGCGAAGCATATACATCATGCTGGAGCGTTGGGGAATGTAATTTAAGTTGTACCCAACCGGATAGTTCCATTCCCGGGGTCTGGTGACGTTCGGCGGTCCATAGGGCCAAACTGGCTCCATTGGACTCCACCACGTACTCGCCATGTCCACGTCGGAAATGTACGGGGGCGGCTGGTCTTGGCGTTCGTAGAGATATTTCGACTCGCCCGTTCCGGTATATCCGATTCCCTGGTTCCCGGAATTTCGATAACTTGGTCCTGTTGGGGCTCTGGAAGATGTAAATGCTGGACTGATTGGACTCTGGAATCCGCCCCTGGCTGGCGCTTTGAAAAGCTCATTGATGAAGCCGCCCTTGTCCATACGGGACTGGGCCAGCTTTTCCTGACGCCACTCTTCAAACGCTTGGGCGCGAGAGTCGGTCAAATTCTAGCCTCGCCCTGCACAGCCGGGATGCCAAACGAACGTGCCATCAGTCACACGACTCGGGCCCAGGACTTTCGTTCCACAGCGGAAGCAAAGGAGTCCTTCGGGTTCGTGTTCTTTCAGTGTGGCGAGATAGAGTTCGGTTAGCTCGTTGTCGAGAACTTCCGGACTCACCTGTTTTCGAAGGTTGCGTAAAAACGCTGTTCCGATTCCTTCGTCTTCTTTTTCTTCTTGCTTCCGAGCCTGCTGGACCTGCATGTTGTAGAAGGCCATCAGCGAGGCGCCGGGTTGGGTCTCAGTCAGCTGTTGGCGCGCAAGGGCGAGGCTACAGACACAGTCGTCATTATACCCTTCGGGCGCGGAGTAACTGACTCCCGTTCGGGTCAAAACGTATTCGAAGATGAGAAGTTCTTGCTTGATTGGTCCGTCAGGATAACCGATCTCATGGCCCTGGATCGAGACCGCCAGACCTTCCATGAGTCGTTGTTTGCTCATGGCGGAGAAAGTATATCCCCGAAAGTTTCCGTGATCGACTTGGAGTTCTTCTAAAACCGGGTCGCCCACGCCAGTCGAGTCGACAAGCGCCGGGATGTCTTCGCCCACGATGTCATGTATTCGACGAATCGACTCTCTCCAGGGCACTCCGGTCCAACGGTGAAATTCACAGACGTTCCCGGCTTCGTTGAGTCCGGTGACAACGAGATAGTCCCGTCGTTTTGCAAGGTCAATTCCGAACGCAACTGCTGGGCCTGGAGCCAACCCATCGAGAACGCACGCAAGAATGTGACTTTCTCCAAACGGATTGCCGGCGTCGTCGGAAGCCTCAGCTTCGTAGAGTTCCTTGAACGCATTCGCCGGAAGATTTCTCCTCGCGTCGTCGATTTCGTCTTCGTCGAGGACTCCAGCTGCAACTGCGTCTCGCCAGGTAATCTTGGCGAAATGTCCGTTCGGTTCTTTCCCCGCTTCGACTCTCCGCGCAAATTCCCAGAACCAGTTTCTTTTGCCTTTGACGTTTCCGATAATCAGGGCCGCACCGCGGGTGGCAGTCAGAGTTGACCGCACCGCAACCCAAGCATCTGCCCGAGCGCGCGAGGCTTCGTCGACAACAACCCGCTTGACATCTTCGCCATAGAGTGAGTCGGGCTTATCAGCGGAACGGAACGAGATGATTGCACCATTGACCAACTGTACAAGCGGTACTGGAGTCTCTTTGGGCTGGAAGGAGCCTGGAGTCAGATTCTGCTTAATTCGGGTGAAAGCGATCCGGGCTTGGTCAGAAACAGGCGCTACCCACCAGGAATTGTCCCCGTAGGAGTCCCCGAACGCCCCTTCGAGAATCCAGGCTTCGGCGCCA